ATCCTGGAGAAACTGGAGTCACCGAAATGAGCACGACCGAGGAACTGCTTACCGATATCAGCAAGCGCATCGAAGCCCTGGGCACCAGCATGACCGAGGAACAGGTGCGCAAGATCGTCGCCGACAGCATGGCCGGGTTGCAGGATGACCCGGAATTCACTCGCAAGATGAAGTTCGGCAAGCCAGAACCCGCCCTGGCCGGCAGCAAGTTTGGCCGTTGGGGCTACACCGTCCAGGATACCGAGTTCCTGTATGACCTGTTCTCCGCCCGGCAACAGGCTGGCATGGGCAAGGGGCCATCCGAGGAACTGAGCAAGGCGATGGCCTCCATCAGCGACGCCGTCTATCTCAGCGCCGACGAAGTGCGCCGGATCGACAAGACCGCCATTGATGGTATGTACCCGAAGATTCCGCGAGCCGAGTTCCGTGGTAGCGACGCCACCCTGGTGGCTCGTGCTGGCGAACGCGCGTGGCACGACACCAACCTCTACCGGGCCATGATCCGCGCTATGGACACGGCCGAGAGTGGCTACGGCTCGCAACTGATTGGTGCTCAGTATGTCGGCACCATGTGGGAGGCCGCCCGTAACAAGGCGCGCATTTTCCCGCTGCTCAATTCCTTCGAGATGACCGCGCCGACCGCGTACCTACCGGTGGAAGTGGACTTCCCGGAAGTCCTGTTCGTTGGTGAGTCCACCGCCTCCAACAGTGCCGAGTACGGCACTACCAAGACCGGCTCCCAGCGTGTGCAGGTCGACGCCAAGAAGTTCGTCATCTACCAAATCTGGTCTGGTGAGATGGAAGAGGACAGCATCATGCCCTACATCCCCTTCCTGCGAGCCCAGACCGAGAAGGCCCTGGCGTTCTACTCCGACAGCCTGGTGTTGAACGGCGATACGACGAACGGCCTCACCAACATCAATAGCGACGATGTGGACCCGGCCGACACCAAACACTACCTGGCCTTCGATGCTATCCGTCATGCCTGCCTGATCGACAACACCAACAACGCCACCAACCACGGCGCTGCCATCACACTGGACGCACTGCTCGGGCTGCGGACGCTGTCAATCGACGCCACCTACAAGCATGACTGGGGCCATCCCGACGCCGCCAACGACTGGGTGTACGCCTGCGACCCGTGGACTGGCGACGCTATCGACAAGCTGGATGACTTCGTGAGCGTCGACAAGTTCGCCCAGAACGCCGTGGTGCTCACCGGTCAGGTCGGACGTGTCGGTCAGAACCCGATCATCCGCACGGCCGCGCTTGAGCGCACGGAGACGGACGGCAAGGTGAATGACGGCGGCAGTACTGCCTGCGGCCAGGTCATTGCCTTCAACCGCAACGGCTGCGTAGTCGGCTGGCGCCGGCGCGTGCAGACGGAGACTGAGCGGCTTCCCGCTCGTGATCAGACTCGCATAGTCCACAGCCTCAGAATGGGCTTTGGGCGCTATACGCCTACGGGCGCAGCTAGCGGTATCGAATGGGCCTCGCTGCTCTACGATATCACTGGCATCTAGGCGGTGACACATGGTCTTCTCTGGTAACACGAACATCAATTCCTACTGGCTACGCAGCCGCGATATCACGCACGCCGACACCGGCACGACCGTCGGCGCCATCTCGGTGCCTGCCCTGACCTGGGTAGACCGAGTTGTCTCCGTCGTCACGGTTGCCTTCCAGACTGGCGGCTACGTCGACGTGGGCGACGGCACCGATCCTGATGGCTGGATCACCAGTACCGGTATGCTCGTCTCGGACGGCACGCTGGCACTGAGGGCGGACACGAGTGGTGCCTACCGTTCCGGCAAGGGCTACATCACCGCCGACACTATCGACGTCCAGTTGGTCGACTCCACCAGTGGCCACATGTACATCATGGCCCACATGCTGCCTCTGGCAGAGATGTACTAGGAGCCTAACATGCCTGTAGAGCGCATTGGAGTACTCACCCGCGATGTAGTCAAACTACGCGACAGTGCCGAGTTGCGCTTCGGCGATGGCGCGCAAGGGGCCGATTGGGCGGTTGGCGACGTCTCGATAGCCTGGGATGGCACCGATCTCGACATGCTGCCGACTAGCGATGACACCGTATTCAAGATCGGCAACGGCACACTGAGTATGGACGTATGGCTCTATGGTGCTATGTCCACCGCCGCCCTCATCTGGGACGCCTCCGCCAGCAAGCTCTACGCCACTGGCGGCGCTAGCATCGCCTACAATGATGATAGCCCGCTAGTCCTGGGCAACAGTGCCGACGTCAGCATTGCCTGGGACGCCACGAATCTGGTGATCACCGCCGCCGCCGATGACAGCGTGATCGAGATCGGTGATGCCAACGCTACGCAGGCCAGCTTCGACGTCAAGGTCTACGGCAACAATGCCTCTGGTGGCAGCTACATGCTCTGGGATGCCAGCACCAATGGCCTCCAGTTCTCAGGCGGTAGCATCATCATGCAGGACGCGGACAAGATCTACCTTGGCTCTCAGAACGACATCGCTATGAGCTTCGACGGCACGTCTATGATTGTTCTGCCGACCACTGATGATACGAAGATCGAGTTCGGTATCAGTGCCGGCACGCAGAAGTCCCCTGACGTGCGCTTCTGGGGCAACGACTCCGCCAGCTACATGATGTGGGATGCGTCGGCCTCCCGGCTCGCGTTCTTGAGCGGTGGCTACGGCGAACTCAAGACGTGGACTGTCAGCGGTGGTGCTGTCGCGATCACCTATGGTACCAGCGGGTCGACGGGGTATATCCCCATCTACACGACCGCCACTTAGAGCGGCTAGGAGAGGCAGAATGCTTGACTGGCTGATGAAGACGCACCAAGACACCGCCAAGGAACTGAAGGCGACCCAACAGAAGATGCTCAGGCTAGAGGGCGGCTTGGCTGCGTTGGAGGCGGCCATCAAGCAGGCACGCGCAACAGGGGGCGGCAGTGTGGCCGCCCCCGCTGCGCCGCAAGAGATACCGGCCATCCCGTTTACAGGGCCAAATGGGCAGACGATGTATATTCCCTGTTCTCTAGAGAACCCGAAGCCTGCGCCTATCCAGGGCGTACAAACCGCAGTGAAGGTGCCACATGGCCCTATACAGGCTGACGAAGAACTACGGGAATAAGCGCCTTGGCCCATGGTTGGCAGGCGACGTTGTCGACCTAGCAGCGGAGTATGCCCAGCGAATCGAGAATGAGGCGCCGGGCACACTTGAGCCATGGGGGCGAATCATAGAAGCCCCGCCGCACGACAGGATGATACGAACGCCGAAGGGCAAACGGAGCGCAGAATGAGCCTAGAACTGGTGAAACTGGTAGTGGCCGTTGCCGCCGGCGCTAGCACGGGAAGCGGCACATTCTCGCCCTTCCCTTCGGGCTACCTTGAGGAAGTCTACCTGGACTACGGGCAGACGTCGGCCGCGACCTGCGTGACCATCGTCGAAAGTGGCCGCTCGCAGCCCATCCTGGCAGTGAGTAACAACCAGACGAACGGCGCCTACTATCCGCGGGCGATCGCGGTGGGTACGGCAAACGGTTCGTTTGGCAGCACGGGCGTGCTGCCGATCCCCGTGGTCAATCCGCTCACGGTGAGCGTGACCGGTGGCAACGTGGCGGCAGCGGCGCTGACCGTGTACGCCAAGATTAGGGAGGCGTAACATGGCGGATGCATGGGCGACAATAGGGCTTGAGGCTAGTGAGATTCATGCTGGTGCCGTGGGTGGGCATACCGCCGTGGTCACAGTAACGCCAACACTCTCGACTGGCGGCACCTACTCGGCTAATGACTATGTCGGCACCAACGCGACTCCGATGACGTTTGCCGTGGGGCGCAAGAACGGAGGCACGGGAGCTCTTATATCGGCAGTGTTGGTAGATGCAGCGGTGCAGAGTGTGGCTGCCGAACTATGGCTGTTCGACACTACGGTGACGACGCCGGCTGATAACGCTGCCTGGACAATCACTGATGCTGAGGCGCTGACTTGCATCGGCGTGATACCGTTTTCGACCTACTATGCCAGTGCCACTAATGGCGTCGCCATGGGCAACGTAGGCGCGGGCATTCCCTTCGCATGCAGTTCGGGCAACGCTAATATCTTCGGCGCGTTGGTGACCCGCGGCGCTCCAGTATACAATACTGCGGGAAGCGGGTTGTCTGTGCGCCTCGGCGTGCTGCAGGACTAGGACGATGCCATCACCGATACCGAGACGACTGAGGGGCGGAGCAGGCCAGCGCTTCGTGACGCTGCCGCAGAACCTCTTGAAGGTAACGCTGGCTAGCACGGTCATGGAGAGTTTTGAGACCACGACAGGGTGGACAATGTGGGCCGGGACAGTCGAGAACAACACGACTCAGAAGGTCTACGGTACTCAGTCCATCAAGCTCGTCCACGCTTCAGGCGTCGGTGTGGACATGCAGAAGGCCATCACGTCGTTCAGCATGGCGGGTGCGAAGACGAAGCGTTTCCGCCTTTACGTCTACCACCACACCGCCCCCACGGCCGCCGACTACCGAATGCTGTTCTACTCGGCGGCGGACAAGAGCAAAGGCAGTTACGTCGACAGCGGCTGGACGCAGGGTTACACCCCCGTGCTCGGCTGGAATATCTACAACGTCGGAGCGGACTTCGCCGGTAGTGCCGATGGCGGCATCGTCGCGGCACCGCCAGCCTGGACGGACCTGAATGGCAACGACAACTGGGATACCCTGCCGCGCGTGTACTGGCGGTTGAACGAGTACGTCGTGGCGGGGCAGACCCCCAACACCAGCATCGACCTGCTCATGTCAGTTGGTTCTGATCAGGCCGTACCCGCCGTGATGTTCATGTTCGATGACTGTTATCCAGCCGTAGCCACGGTTGCCCTGCCCTACCTACGCGCTCATGGCATCAGGGCTACCATGTACCTGGAGACGGGGAACGTAGACGTGGCGGGCAATATGACGACGGCGCAGGTGGCGTCACTCTACGCTGCGGGTTGGGACCTGGGCAACCACTCAATCGACGCCACCGACCTAACGACGCTGAGTGAGGCCGAGGCTACCAGCAACCTGGCAACGGCCAAGGCGTGGCTAGACACGCGTGGCTACACACGAGCCTCTGCCCACTGCGCCTATCCGAACGGTGGGTACAACGCCACCGTGCAGGCGGCCGCTGCTGCGGCGGGTTGTGTTAGCGGACGCTCTACCATTTACAACTGCGTCCTGTCTCCGTGGCCAGACTGGTTCGCAGTGCAGGGGCGCATGGTTGGCAACACCACGTCGCTGGCGCAGGCTAAGGCCACCATCGACAACATCAAGGCGCGGGGCGAGGTAGTGCCGTTCATCTTCCACAACCTCGTGGTTGGCGCAGCCTCCAGCACTACCGAGTGGAACATCGATGACTTCAAGGCCTTGGTGGACTACATCGTGGCTCAGGGCGTGACCCCCATCACCGTGACCGATCTCTACGGGCTCCAATCAGGCCCCGTAACCATTCCGGCGGTGGTGTGATGACGGAGCGATTGGCTAAGCCAAGGCGCTGGCAACCCAAGACCCTATACGTTGCTCCCGGTGGGCTCGACACAAACTCCGGCAGCGTAACCAAACCGTTCGCCACAATCACACATGCGAGCGATCTGGCCTACGCCGGAGACACCATCTATGTCCGGGGGGGGCTCTATCACGAGCAGGTACGAGTACGTAACTCCGGCAGCCAGGGGTCGCCTCTTTCGATTGCGGCGTACCCAGGCGAGCGGCCAATTGTAGACGGCGCCTACCTTCTACCCGCCGAACGCGACGTCCGTTGCGACCCACGAGAGGCGTGCCGTTGCTTCAACTATGGTGCGCTCGTCAGTGTCGAGGGCAGTTACGTCACCGTGACCGGGCTGGATGTAAGGCGCTCACGCGGACGCGGTATTCGCCTCTGGCCCGGTAGTCACAACACCGTCATCGGGTGCTCTGTGCACGACAGCAGGAATGTCGGCGTGTTGGTGATTGAGTCAGACAGCAGTTCTGTCATTGCCTCAGACATCTGGATGAGTGGTGCTTTTGCACCCTATGCCAGGGAGCCAGAAGAGGCAGACTGGCCCGGTGCGCTGGTGGTGGAACAATGTAGCGATGTCATGCTTGAGCGCAACACCGTCCACGAGAACTGGGGCGAGGGCATCCTTCTCATGTCGGTGGAGCGTGTCGGCGTGCTGGGCAATATTGCCTATGACAACTACGCGGCCAATATCTACACAGACCATTCGTCCTTCGTAACCATCGAGCGAAACCTGGTGTACTCCAGCAACAGCGAGCCGTTCCTCCGCAGCGGCAACCCTCCTCCTGGCATCGGGTTCGCGGATGAACCGTGGCTGAGCGGCACCCTTGGCTCGCACTACACTGTTGTGAACAACTTGGTGGCAGGGTGCTCTCAGAATCTGTTCTTCTGGAACGCCGGTCAGCCCGGCAGCGGCCTCCGCGACACCCTGATCGCCCACAATACCCTAGTCAACGCCACGGCCAATCCAGGGAAGGCAAGTGCATCAGCGCTGGCTATCGGTCCCGGTGACCACAAGAACACGCGGATTACGAACAACATCATCACCCAGGGATCGTTCACTATAGCAGAGGTAGCGAGCGCGGCGGGCCTTTCCTTCTCACACAATCTATGGTCACGGCTGCCACCCGCCGTGGTGCAGGGTGCCGGTGATGCCATTGGTGATCCTAGATTGCCGATGGCTGGGAGCATCGCTGCCGGCGCGCTCCAGTCAACATGGTTCAGGCCTCAAGGGGGTTCCCCTTGTATTGGCGCTGGTGATCCGGCTGTGGGCGTGCGCACCGACTATGACGGGATAGACCGAGCATCGCCACCTTCCATCGGCGCCCACGAGTACATCGCATGAGCAGGGGCTGAGATGCACATCACCTACGACGTGGGCGACATAGAGGCCATGACTGAGGCGTACATATGAGTGTCACGATCTACAACGGCTATTGCTCACTAGCCGAACTGAAAGACTGGCTTACTCCCAGCATAGGCGCTGATACGTCTGGTGATGACCGCATGAGCATTGCCATCAATGCTGCTAGCAGGGCGATTGACGATCACTGTGGCCGTGTGTTCTTCAACACCGCCACCAGCGGCGGCGATACCCGTTATGCTACGGCTAGCGATGCAAGTATGCTACTGGAACGCGACCTGGGCATCGACATCCTCAGTCTCACTAGCCTGAGCACCGATGAGGACGGTGACCGCACTTATGAACGCAGTTGGACCACGGGCGACTATGACCTGGAGCCCTACAATGCGGCCGAGTCGCACAGGCCCTACACGCGCATCGGCGTTGCGCCCAATGGTGACTATTCCTTCCCCGTAGGCATTAGCAAGGGTGTCAAACTAGTAGGGGTATTCGGCTACTGCACTACGAGTGGCCAGGACCAATGGGCTGGCGCAGTCAAGGGCGCCTGCCTGATCCAGGCGTCGCGCTTCTATGCCCGTGCTGTCAGCCCTATGGGTGTAGCCGGTGGTGGCGCCTTTGGCGAGATGCAGATACAGGGCAAACTCGACGTTGACGTGGCTCTGATGCTACAGCCGCTCATGCGCGGGTTGGTGGGCTGATGGCCGACATGGTGGCTGTCTCGATAGAGGGCCTGGACGAACTGATCCGCAAGGCGGGCGACAATGCTACTCTGCTGGGCCGGCCGCTGAAACGATTCTTCACCCTGAGCGCGATCGCGGTGCAGAAGTACAGCCGTAACAGGGCGCCGCGAGATAGAGGGCAACTAGCCAGCGGCATCAATACCGAAGTCGACAATGGCACCATTCCTGAGTGGGCTACCATCGGCCCCTCGGCAGAATATGGCGCCTCGGTGGAGTTCGGCATTGGCGACTTCAACGAGGGACCCGGCGGCCTCGGCCAGGCGCCACTACCGACTGCAGACCAGTTAGAGGGTTGGGCGCGGCGGCATGGGTTGAATGCCTACCTGGTAGCGCGGGCAATTGAGAGGCGTGGTGGCATCCGCCCGAATCCCTACATGCGCGACGGCTTCAGCGAGTCCTTGCGCGATATCTACGAGTACCTGGATGCCTGTGGTAGCGAGATAGAAGCGGAGTGGGGCCGTGGGTGATGTACGCGACGCAGTAGTCCACATACAGACGATAGCCGGTGCGCTCAGCGGCATGAAAGAGGCGCCCGCAGATGCGCGCGCGGGCCAGTTGGCCTACCCGTTTGCCATCAGTTATCCGTTACGGGGCACGCTGGACATGGGGCCGGCACCCTTGTCTACCGGCCTTCATACCATCGTGACTGAGATACACGTCGCGGTCGAGGGCAATCTGGCGCTCGCCCTGAAGGACGTACAGAAGTTCCTTGACACGTTCGCTAATGCGATATTGTCAGATACTACGCTAGGTGGCCACGTCAGTACCATCATCTCGGGCAGTGATGGACCGCCACTCAGTTACACGTTGGTGTCGGGCGTCTACAACGGTGTCAAGACAATCGCCCTGCGCTTCGAGACGCGCGTCAAGATTCAGAACACGATTACCTAAGTACTAGCACCTAACCACATACTGAGCGCCCTGGAGCGCCCACGGGACCGCCCTGAGCGGATCGCGGGCGCTTTTCGCGTCCACAAGGAGGGAACATGCCCACAATCGAACCTTTGCTGGACACGCAGGTCGCAGCCCTTGAGCAGGCATTGGAGCAAGCAATCGCAGCCATGCGGGTGGCATGGGCAGGCGTTTTGGACCTGGGCCGCATTGCCGGCCTAGAGCGCCCCGCTCTCACCGAATGGCTTTCGGAGGCCATTACGGATGCCAAAGAGGCGCTAGCAGAAAGCCGGAAGCTAAACGAACCGGCGGCACCGCAGTAATGGCCAACCCATTCATCGTCAACGAAAAGGACGCAGCACCGGTTACGCTGGCACCGTGGCCGGGCATGCAGACGCAGCCGACCGGCAAGGTCAAGCCGCTGCTCTTCATCCCGCTAGGCCGGGACGTGGTACGCGACTCGTGGGTGTTCAATTGCTTCGCCGACATCATCGGCCAGGGCTGGCCACGCATCAAAACTGAGGCGAATGCGACGGACATACAGCGCAACCAAGGGGCGGCGGCCCTGCTGAATGCACCGCCCGAGTTCAACGCCTTGGTGATGCTGGACGGCGACCACCGCCACCCGCCCGAGACGGTGCGTATGCTCGTGCAGGCGCTCGAGGAGAAGCCGGACGCGGGCATGATCGTGGCTATCAATTACCGGCGTCGTCAGCCATACGACCCGTGTGTGTGGATAGAGCGCGGTGGCGAAATCTACCAGCCGATCACCTGGGACCAGACGTTCATCGGCCCACTGTTCCGTACAGGCATGTCGGCGGTCATCATCCCGCGCCGCACGCTGGAACTGGTGCCGCGCCCGTGGTTCGCCAACACGTACACGGTGGCGCCCGACGGCAAAGAGATCGTCTACAAGCGCGAGGACTTCTACTTCTCAGACAAGGTCCGCAAGGCGGGGCTGGAACTGTGGGCCGACGGGCGCATACCCGCTAGCCCACATGAGCCGAACCTGCCTGGATGGGTAGATGGTCAGTGGTGGCAAACATATATAGCCAAGAATCCCAAACTGGTAGCCGAACAGCTACCGCAGGAGACGTAACATGCCTGGCATCCGTGCCCTGGCGAAGACGCAGTTCGGACTCGAAAGCATGGGGAGTTCGGCTGGAACCGCGGTAGCCGCTTCCCGCGTCTGGCGCGGGCCGGTTGCCATGCCGGAAGACGCCCGCGAGTTCTCCTTTGTCGAGGAGAATGTCGGCATTCTGGGCGGCACAAACCGCAGCAACGTGGCGAAGCTGCAAGCGAACATCACCCTACCTGAGACGGTGGCGACCTTCGAGCAGATCCCGCTCGTGCTCATGTGCGCCCTTGAAAGCGTCACTGCGGGCACCTCAGATGGTGTCGGTAGCGACTACATCTACCAATACGACTACCCGACCACGGCAGTGCAGACCATCCGCACCATGACCATCGAAGGTGGGGACAACCAACGGGTAGACGAGGTCGAGTACGCCTTCGTTGACGAGTTCACCATCAAAGGCGCCGCAGGTGAGCCGGTCACTATCGAATCCTCGTGGATCGGCCGCCAACTGACGGACTGCGAGTTCACCACGACCACGGGCGGGCTTGCTGCGCTGACTAGCGTGGAAGAGATCAACTTCGGCAAGTCCTACCTCTACATCGACACCAGCGGTACCACGGTCGGTACCACCGTCAAGAGCAATACGTTGCTCGGCTTCAGTTTCGCCAGTAAGTCGGGCTGGATACCCGTGTTCACGCCCGCTGGTACCGGCCTGTACTTCGACTTTCCGAAGTACGTGGCCAACGAAGAGGCGAAGCTGGAAGTGACGTTCGAGCACGACGGCACGGCCGAAGCCGAGATCACGGCCTACCGCGCTGAGACACCACGGAAGATCAGGGTTAAGTGCCAGGGTGCTACGCTCGGAACTGCCGGCACGCTCTACAGCAAGAAGGAACTGGATATCGACATTGCCGGCAAGTGGGAGTCGTTCGCCAAGATCGACGAACAGGACGGCAACGATATCGTCACCGGTGTGCTGGCCATGAGATACGATGAAGACGCCGCGTTCCGTGGTCGCATAACCGTGGTCAACGAGTTGTCCACGATGATCAGCTAGGGGAGGCAACATGGTTCAACTGGTAATCGAGGCGCCGGGGCGTAAGAGCCCCGGCTTCCTCAAGCGCATGCGTCAGGCAACGCACATTCAAGCCGCTTTGAAGGCGAGCCAACTGACGCCAGAACTGATGGACGAACTGGTGGCGTTCCTATTGCCATACGTCGTCGAGCCAATAGACCGCAGTGAGGCTAGCGACCTGCTCTGGGAAGCTAGCCAAGAGCAAATCGAGGAGGCGATGAAGGGCATCGGTGGGGGCGACCCTTTGTCGGTCGAGGCGAACGCAACCGCATAAGTCACTGGCTACAGGGCACTATCGGCGTAGACCCGCCGCTGGAGGCGCAGATCATTCGCCAGTCGCGGCTCACTGGTATCTCGCCCTGGCAGATGGAAGAGGAATGTAGCGAGCGTTGGTGGAATTGGTTACTGGCCTACGACGCGGCCGCATACGAGGCAACTAAGAAGTGATGCATGGGTGACCGCGAACTCAAAGTAGTCATCAGGGCCAAAGACGAGGCTTCTGGCGTCTTCAAGGGCATTGGTGACGTCGCCAAAACAGCACTGGGATTCGCGATTGGCAGCGTCGTCGTGCCCGCGCTCAAGGCTATGGCTGGTGAGCTTGGCAGCGTCTTCACCGAGGCTATGGCCGCCGAAGATGCCCAAGCGCGGTTGAATGCTGTGCTACAAAGCACCGGCGGCATTGCTGGCATCACGGCACAGCGGGCGAACGAACTGGCGACGGGCTGGAGCCAGGTTACGCGCTTTGGTGAGGAAACGGTACTCGGAGCGGAGAGTATGATTCTCCGCTTCACCAACATCAGCCAGGACGTATTCCCGCAGGTGCTAGAGGCGGCGCTGAATATGAGCACCGCACTAGGGCAAGACCTCAACGCCAGTGTCACGCAGTTAGGCCGGGCTCTACAGGACCCGGTCGCTGGCATGACTGCCTTGCAACGTATCGGCGTGCGCCTAACAGACGACCAACAAGCACAGATCAAAGCTTTGGTAGCCTCGGGCAAAACGCTGGACGCGCAGGGCATCATTCTGGGAGAGCTGCGCAAACAGTTTGACGGAGCCGCGGTGGCGGCCGGCCGCACTTTCGGCGGCCAACTGGCCATCGCCAAGAACAACGTTGGTGAGCTCAAAGAGGCCATCGGCGCCCAACTGACGCCGGTACTCGGTGGACTCATACGCGAGTTCAATACATTTGTAGTTACCGTGACCCCTGCAGTGTCTACCGCGGTGGGCATGATTGCGCGGGCCTTCGCAGGAGTGACCGGCAATGCCGAGGGGTGGGGTGCCAATCTCGGCACTTCGTTTGCCAATGGCCTGCTAGCGGCCGTGCCCTACATCGTCGGCGTCATCCGGGCCATTGGGCGCATCATCCGCTACTGGTTTGCACCCGGCTCGCCACCTATGATTGCCGAAAACATAGACGAGTGGGGCAAGGCCCTCGTCCAAGAGTACTTCAAGGCATTCTCTGGTGCTGACCTGTCGCCCATCATCAGCTTCAGTAACGAACTGGGGAGCCTCTTCCAGGACGCACTCAGCTACAACTTGATCAGCGAGGATCAGGCCGCCGCGATGCTGGCGCCACTCAAGGCGCAGTTTGCTGCTGTGTTCACTGAGTTCGGGCGCACCGGCGGGGTGGCATCATTCGCTGGATTGAAGGCCGCTGCCGGCCCGCTCGGGGCGCAGGTAGAACGCATTGCCCGCCAGTTCCTCGGCCTAGAGGAAGCTGTCGGTGCTGGCGCGGGAGCCGGTGGTGCTACCGATACGGGTGGCACGGCGGATGACTTGGCAAAGACCGAGAAGGCCGCTACTGGTACGGCCGAGGCGCTGGCGGGTGCTCAGGCGGCGCTAGACGAACTACTCACAGGCGCGGGCGCCACCGGCACAGGATTGGCGGCTGCCTTTGACCCGGCTGGTATCAGTGGTAAGGCAGATGAGATTGCCAACAGCATCGTCAACACTATCCTGCCAGCGATGGAAGGCTTCACGATTGAGATCACCGGCTGGGTAGACGACATTGCCCTAGCAGTCAGTGAGGGTGACTGGACAGCAGTGGGCAAGGCCATCGTCAAAGTCATCGGTGACCTGGCCTATGACCTGAGCACGGTTGGTGCTGCCATTGCTGAGGACTTCGAGAGTTGGGCCAATGCTGACGGCGAAAAGGCATTCAAGGAGGCCGGGGCAGCGGTCGGCAAGGCTTTCGTAGGAGCATTGACCGCCTTCTTTACCACGGCCGACTCCAAGGACACCAGCCAACCAATTCTGTTCGCTGTCATCAATAATCTCATCTACGGTGTGCAGGATGTGGCGTCGGGCATCGTCAATCTTGCCTTAACCTTCATCGGCGCTATCTGGACGGAACTCACTGTCGCCCTGCTGGGTGAGAAGTCCCGCACTGATGCCGATACCAGTGTGTCGGCCCTGCTTACCACGTTGCAGAGTGCTTTCGACTCGAAATTGAGCCTGGCCGAATGGCTCAAGCCTGGTGCCTTGCTAGCCGTCCTATTCTCTGGCGAGGAATGGAAGAAGATCGGCGAACGCATCACCGACAACATCCAGACCAAGATTGTCCAGCCGATTAAGGACTTTCTCGGCATCAAGTCGCCATCTATCGTCTTCACTAAGATAGGCGAAGCGTGCATGGATGGACTCGAAGCTGGTATCAATGCGGGCCTCAAGGCTATTGAAGCCAGCGTGAACGGAGTCATTGACGGTGCTATGGCCGGTGTAGGAACATGGATCAATAACGCTGCTAAGGCGGGCGGCGTGCTCTATAATCGTGGCGTCGAGATCGTCAACGGTATCATTGACGGTATCCGGGCGCGTATGCCCGCGCTCGAAGGTGAGACGACGCCGTCTGCGGCTGGCGCCGGCGGTGGCGGCGGCGGCGGTAGCGGTGCCGGCGGGGATGGGGCGGCAGCCGGGAACGGTACTGCTAGCGGCAAATTGACTAAGCCAGGCATGGGCACGAGCAAGCGCAAGGCTGCAGGCGGTTGGGTTAGCGGTGGCAACCCGTACCTAGTAGGCGAGGAAGGCCCGGAACTGTTCGTGCCACGCAGCGGTGGCACCATCGTCCCGAACGGGCAGACAGTCGGCACCACCTGGAACGTCACCATCAATACGGCCCAGTCGGACACTCGCGTCGTTGACGACATACGCTACCTCCAGATGCTAGGCGGTATGGCATGAGCCAGGTTGTCGTGACCATCATTCGCGGCGGTGACTCACTCGTGCTCACTACATCGCCCTACTCACTGGCGAACTGGGACGGTTGGGGACTGCCGCCTATGCACCGGCTCACCAGTCGCGGACCTATGCAGCACGGCGCCAGCGACGAAGGATTCCGCCTGGACCCGCGCGCTATCGCCCTGCTGGTGAACGTGGACAGCACCGACGTAGAGGATATCTACGACCGGCAAGCCGAGCTGATGGAGTTCTTCAAGCCGAGCGACACGGCCATCATCCTGCGAGTCGAGTACCCAGGCGGGCGCACGCGACAGATAGACTGCTACGCCGATCAGGGCGTCACGTTCCCGACTGCTGCGTGGGAAGGCTGGTTCCAGGCCGTGCCCGTGCGGCTGATCTGCGATGACCCGACGTGGTATGACCCTGCAGGCGAGGCTGTCACCTTTGCCCTCGGTGGCGCCAGTTCGTCTGGCGTGGTGCCCTACACCGTGCCGTACTATGTCGGCGCCAGCACCTTGGACGTGGCAATGGCAGTGGACTACGACGGCACCTGGCTCACCTATCCCACCATCCGCGTGACCGGCCCCATCCGGGACTGCATCATCACGAACATCGGCACGGATGAGACGCTGGACTTCACCGGCAGCACCATAGGCGCGGGCACCCACGTGGAAGTGGATCTGCGCTATGGTTACAAGACGGTGGAGGACTCGGCTGGCGCCAATCAGATAGCACTACTGAGCACCGACAGCGACCTGGTGACATGGCACCTGGCGGCGGACCCGGAGCTAGCAGACGGGATCAATAGCATCACCGTACAGGGTATCGGCGCGGGCGAAGCGACGAAGGTTGAACTTGCCTGGTATTCCAGGTTCATAGGAGTCTGACATGGCCGAGTGGAGCGGTTTGTTTTCGACAACTAGCGGCACCCTCGGTGACGCTCAGGCCAGTTACTCACAAGTGGACGACTCCGTACTCAAGCGCGTCACCGCTGCCTGCTGGGGGTATCAGGGTATCGCGCCGTCCTACCTGAATGAACTCAAGTGCACCGTCACTGGCGCCAACATTGTCTCTGTCAACACCGGTGGTGCGATGGTGGACGGCAAGGTCTACCACAACAGCGCTGCGGTGGCGGTCAATATTCCGTCGGCCGCTGGCGGTGGCAACACGCGCATCGACCGTATCGTGATTCGCTGCTCGTGGGCGGGTACTGACACCGCCGTAACACGCATTGCTGGCGCCGATGCGGCCACCCCAACGGCACCTGCCATCACGCAGACGTCGGGCACCACCTACGATATCATGATTGCGCAGGTGCTTGTGACCACGGCGGGCGCCTGCACGGTCACGGACGAACGCGACTTCGCTGAGCCAGCCGAGTTGGCGCTGGCAGTGCTCGGCAACGCTGCCAACACGGCCATAGCTAGCTGGGGTGGCATTGCGGCTGCCAGTGACCACACGGTGCTACAGCGGCACGGCACGTCCCTGGGCTTTGCGGCGATAGCGGCAGGGATGTTCGCTGCTAGCGCGATTGCTGCCGCTGATATCGGAAACAGCCAAATCATCTACGGTAAGTTGGATATAGGGTCTGTTCAGGCTGGCGCCTTGGTCACCGGCGCCGTCACGGCAGGTGCCTACGGGGCCGACAGCATCGCCATCACCGACATAGGCACGATGATTCCAGGGTTGCTCGGCAGGCAGGGCGGCAGCGCGACAGATTGGAGCGCCGGGGGCACTGCGGGCTATACCAGCGCTCTCAATGTGCGGATGCAGTGTGGCTGTATCACCGTTCCGGTCGGGACTGCAGGCGTGACTTTCCCCGTAGCATTTAGCAATGTGCCGATTGTATGGGTAAGTGAGATTGCTCCAATCAATACAATAGGTCTTGTTTATGTATCCGCAGTCTCAGCCAGTGGTTGTACTATAACCAACGCAGGCGGCAGCGGAGTCGCCTGGCTGGCAATTGGTCCAGAGTAGCTCGTGGTCATCCGGTATCAGCCAGACGTCAAGGACGTGGCAAGGGAAGTGAAGGATAAGGCTGCATGATGATGAGGCTGGCACTATCTACTTGGATTGACGCAACACCGCGTGACTGCGTAGTGCAGAGAGCCGCAACCAAGTATGCATCGGCAGTAGGCAGAAGGACTGCTGTTGCTAAGGTGTGCCACTGCCCATCCAAGAGGACGTCGTCGGGCAATATAGAGAAGATGGGCGTCAAGGTCCAGTCATATACAGCAACATCAAGGCCAGGACCGGTAGCACGGAACCGTACAATGAGAGTGGCACGAGTGCGGCCAGCTGTGCTGACTTGCTGCGCTATGCCTGCTACGCCCGGCAGAGGTGCGCACAAGGATGCCATGCCATGCTCGATGGTAGCGTCGCCCACGGTGGCCCATGGTGACCCTGCACCGTCAAGAGTACCATTGCTCAGTAGTTGGGTGGGCATCAATGGCACATAACCATTGGAGATCATCGGCACGAACGCCACCGGCGCCTGAGCGCCAACCGACAGGGGCACCATGACCACGAGGAGAACAGCGACAATCACCAGCAGACGTGACAGTCTCATACACCACCTCCTGCTGCCCATTATAGCACCAAGCAAGGCATAGAGCATGGCCGTCCAGTACCGCCTAGACGTCAAGAGCACCGCTGGTGTACTACAGGCCGTGATCGGTGACTACATCGGCACCGTGACCTACAGCAAGGCCGTCAACGAGGTTGGCCTGCTACAGTTCGTGCTGCCGGCCGATCACGCGGCGGTGGCGTATCTGACCACGAATGCTCAAGTGGAAGTGTGGCGAAGGGATACGGGCAACGGCGTGGCGTGGATGCGCGACTTCGCGGGCCTGGTCAGGACCACGCAGTACAGCTACCCTACGGATAGCCCGGAACTCTTCCAGGTCTGGTGCCCTTCTGTGTTGACGATGCTCAGTTGGCGCATCGTGGCCTTTCCTGCCGATAGTGCTGGCACATCGAAGTTCACCGGAACGTCGGCCGAGACGGTAATGAGCCTGCTTGTGAAGTACAACGCTAGCGTCTCGGCTACGGTTGCCAATGGGCGCGAACGCGAAGGCGCAATCGCGGGGCTGAGTTATGAAGTGGACGGCGCTGGCGGGAACATCATTGACTATGCCTGCGCCCACAAGAACCTGTTGGCCGCCTTGCAAGAGGTCGCCAAGATCAGCGGCGGCGACTTCGATGTCGAGCTCACCGGCGCGTCTACCTGGCAATACCGCTGGTACGCCGGCCAGTTGGGCACCGACCGGAGCGCCACGGTGGTCTTCAGCCTGTCGCGTGGCAACATGGCGACACCTACTCTGACACATAGTAAGGCTGATGAAGCGACGGTTGCCATTGTCGGGGGGCGCGGGGAGGCAGCCGCTCGGGCCATCGTCGTCAGGACTGGTACTGACTATCACATCACCAGTGCCAATGAAGAGGTGTTCCGTGACGCCAGGGATCGGACTACTACAGCCGGCCTAAACGCAGCGGGAGACGAACTACTCGACACCAAGCGAGCGCGGCCGAAGCTCGCATTCACTCTACTCCAGACGCCCGCCCTGGTGTGGAATAGAGACGTGTTTCTTGGTGACAAGATTGCAGCACAGTACCGTGGGTACACCGCCACGATGAAGGTAGCGGGCGTCACGGTCAGTTTTGACAAAGAGGGCAACGAGAAGCTGGAGCATACGCTGGAAGAGGTCTAGCGCGTTTACACCGCACTGCTGACGTGCTATACTAGGCAAGACGAAGCCCCGCGACGCAGTAACGTCCGGGGCCTTGGCACAGTCACGGAGGCGATGACCATGCAGCAGGATTGTACGTTAGAAACCGCCACACGACAAGCCCTCTCCCGCTATCGCGCCCTACCTGGCGCCGAATCGCGTGTCAGCCTCTACCCTATCGACGAAAGCGGGCCTCAGCCCGTGGACCTCTGGTCGCTTCACATGCTCAGTTGGGCGGCGGGCGAAGTCTTCCGCCTGCGGCCCAACCACCTACTCGACGTCGGCAGCAGCACCCTCTACGCTGGCATCCTCAGTCAGTTCTGCCTCGTGACGGCCATCGACATTCGCCCGTGGGGCGCCCAACTTGACGGGCTTGCCGTCTATCGTGGTAACGTGCTAGCACTGCCCTACGACGACGGTGCAGTACGCTTCGCTAGTTGCCTGAGCGTCGTGGAACACGTGGGCCTCGGCCGCTACGGTGATGTGCTGGACCCACTGGGTAGCATCAAGGCGTGCGCCGAGTTGGTGCGCGTGCTGGCGCCGGGCGGCCACCTGTTGCTGGCACTGCCAATCAGCCACACGCCGGGGGTTGCGTTCAGCGCGCACCGTCTTCATACGCACGCGCAGGTGCTCGCGATGCTACCGGGTTGCGCTGTGCGTGATCAGGTGGCGCTGTATCCTGACTTCGACAACTTCGACCGCGTGGCGACGCTGGCGGAGTGGAGTTACGCACTTGGGTGCTTCCACATGGTCAAGGAGGAGTGAAGTGATTGAGATTTACCACAAGGCATCCCCGCCGACGCTCTATTGCAGTGGTTGCGGCGCACAACTCCAGTATCACTGGGGCGGCGAGGACTTCGACCGGAGCACAGGACAGTTAGCCTATCGTACCGCTCAGTATAGCTGCCCGCGCGAGCATTGGTGGAGTCTGTTCCTCAGGCAACATCATTCGTCGCCGATCTTGCGGATTCCTACGGCGGCGAAGTTGGAGGCGCAAGCCAGATTCCTGAGTCATCCGCCGCGCGGCGGCTCAGGCGTGCCCAGTAAAGCAGCGACAGTCAAGGAGGGATGAATGCGCGTACTTGTCACCGGGGCGGCCGGCTACGTGGGTAACCAACTCTGCCGTGTCCTGTTGGCTGCGGGCCACGACGTGACCTGCCTGGATACATTCGCCCACGGCTATGAGCCGGTCATGCATCTAGTCGGTGATCCGCATCTGAGCATCATCAGGGCGGACGTGCGGAGCGAGGAACTGGAGCTCTTCGTCTTGCTCCAGAATGCCGAGGTGGTGTTTCACCTGGCAGCCATCAGCGGTTACCAGCAATGCGAGGCCAATCCGGCCGAAGCGGTCAGCGTGAACGTAGAGGGCACGCGCAACCTGATAGCGGCGATGGTGCCGGAGCAACTACTCGTGTACGCTGGCACTACGAGTTGCTATGGTCCGCAGACGCTCTACGCTCAGACGAAGCTACAGGCCGAGCAACTGGTCATGGCCCGGCCCAATTCCTTCGCGATCCGCTGGGCTACCCTATTCGGCGTCGGCCCTGGCATGCGCCACGAACTGCTACCGAATGCCTTCACACGCCAGGCGGTGCAGCGTAGGCACCTCGACCTGTTCTCACCCGACCAGCAGCGCACATTCATGCACGTGCGCCACGCTGCTGAGGCTTACGTGCTGGCGATGGGCATGGCCGACGCGTTGGTGGGCCGGGTGTGGGATGTTGGCGACGTAGGGCTCACCTGCACCAAGCGCGAATTGGTGGGCCACATACAGGACCACGTCTGCTGTGACTACTCGGTGATGGGTGAGCCGGACAAGGACGGCCGCGACCTCGACGTGGACTTCAACGCGACGCTGGACAAAGGGCTGTCGCGGCGCACTGAGTGGGGGCGGCACTTGCCGGAACTCGTAAAGCTGTACGGTAGTTGTTATGGGGAGGGCTGAGTGATTACTGATGAGTGGTTCGCCGTATTCATGGTTCTCCTGATCATCGCGTTTGCTTTGGCTGTTGGCCTCGGCATCGCTGCGATTGAAAGGCACCGCACGGTGCTGGATACCGTCTGCAAGCGGGCTGGGTACGACAGCCGCGAAATCCTCGGCGATGGCCATGCCTACTGTGTGGACTACTGGACGGACTACCGGATAGTACCATTCGAGACTGTGGTAGTGGAGGTGGGTGAATGAAGACGCGAGACGAACTGCGCCAAAAGGCGCGGGAATGCGACACCTTAGCGGCCTATGAGACATGGTTGCTCACTCTGACGCCAGACGAGCGGGCCGAACACTTCGCAGCGGTGCTAGAGACCATGACGGAACTGGCCACTGCCATAGCAGCGGCCCTTGAGCCTGCCATGGCAGCGCTCCTGAAAGTGGCTGATAGCATGAGGCTGATACTGGAGCCGTACCTACCACCGAAAGAGCCGGCGGCGCCCATACCAACGCCAGAGGAGTTCGCCGCAACCATCCGCGTAATCCCCGGTACCAGCAATCACTGGGGTGACGCTGAGCACCGCGAGGCCGACGACGCGGTTTGTAACCTACTACGTCAATTAGGCTATGCCGAGGCGGCCTCCCTGATCGACGATACGGACAGGTGGTTCTCATGAGAAGGCGAATCTACTGGCCCTTGCTACCCGGCCTGATTGTGGCAGTGGGCAACACCTTCGCCTGGACTCCGAGGCCGCCATTCGCGGTCATGGGCATGAATTGGCTACTAGGGCTGTGCAGTCTGGTGCTCCTGTTCCTAATGCTCTGGATACCGTGGCGGCGGGGCAGGTGGCAGCATGAATGAGTGGGACGCGAGACTCAAGGCGCGGTGGGCGATGACCACAGCGATTGAACATATCCTTGAGGGCCAGACAGTCACACTGCGCAATGTCCAGAATGGCGCTATGGACATAATGTTGGCGGACGGCCGGCTAGTCCGAGTAAGCGCTGACGAGTGGGATTTGGACCTGATCGAGGAGATGCCTACATGAAAGTCCCTCAGTGTGCTCCCGTCTTCGATGCTGAGACCCGCGCCGCTGTCGATGCCGTGCTCGCCTCTGGATGGTTGACAGAAGGCCCGCAGTGCGAGGCGTTCACCGCCGAACTGCTGGCCTATATGCAAGCGCCCTATGGCTGCCTGGTGAGCAACGGCACTGTGGCGCTGATGCTGGCGCTGTGGGCGACCAGAGTGCCGCTTATTGAGCCTGTGCTGGTGCCTAGTCTCACCTTCGCTGCTTCGGCCAATGCAGTCATCGCGGCTGGCAACCGAGTGCATCTGATGGATAGGACCCCGCCGCTGCCGGACTACCAGGCGCGCATGGATGTATGGCTCTTTGGCAACCTGCCACAATACCGCTTGAAGTATGGCGCTGTCATCGAAGACGCAGCGCAGGCTATCGGCTGTTGGGTGGACGGCAAGCACGCTGGCACGTTCGGTGATGTGGGTTGTTTCAGCTTCTACGCCGACAAGACGATCACCACGGGCGAGGGTGGCTTCGTCGTCACGAAGGACCGCGCCGTGTGGGAGCGCCTAGAGCAGCTACGCAACCATGGCCGCAGCAAGGGCGCACGCGGCTACGCGCATGAGGCGTTCGGGATCAATGCCCGCATGACCGATATGCAGGCCGCGATCGGCCGCTGTCAGTTGCGCCACCTGGATGACTGGGTTGTGACCAAGCTACAGCACTGGAACTACTACGCCTATGAACTGGCAGCCATTCCCGAGGTGTCGTGGTGGCCACTAGATCACGGCTGCGTGCCCTTCCGTTTCGTGCTCAGCGTCGACGACCCGGCCGCGTTAGGCGTCTACCTGGCGCAACACGGGATAGACACGCGGCGCATGTTCCTGCCGCTACACCGGCAACCGGCGCTCGCTCAGTACGCGCACGGCGACTACCCGCAGGCCGACTATGCCTACGCGCACGGGTTGCTGCTGCCATGCCACCAGTACCTTAGCGAGGATCAGGTCGCGTTCACGTGCGAGACGGTGAGAGCATTCTATGGCCGATGACCATGCTCTCTACGTCAAATGGTATGACACGATGTTCTCAGGTCGTCACTACCGCAGTGAGGTTGACGACGTGCTGGCACTCTACCGGGAGACGACTGGTAGCAAAGCCGATACCGTCCTCGACCTCGGTTGCGGCACCGGCAATCACGCGGTGGCGTTCAAGCGGGCCGGTTGCCAGGTGATGGGATGGGACATGGATGACGCCATGCTTGAGGTTGCTCGCGGCAAAGGCGTGACGGTCGGCATACCGAGTGACCGGGTGGCCCTAGTCACGGCACTATTCCATGTCGCTAACTACAGCCTCAGACTCGAAACACTGGACTCGTTGTTGGCCCTGGCATATGACCGACTCACGCCTGGTGGCATGTTCGTCTTCGATGCCTGGGATGCTGACGTGCTCGAAGCCGACCCGCCAAAGCCGATGACCTTTGAGCACTACGCGCCTCCTACGCCTACCTTCGTTCGTCGCCGCAGCATCCCATCATGGCACCGGCGGAGCGGTCTGGTCACGGTAACGAATGACACAAAGATTCTTGATGGCATCACGCCCATCGCCTCATTCGTGTGGCAGTACACCCATCGCGTATGGACGCCGGGCATGATAGCCGACCGCCTCAAGGTCGCCGGCTTCACCCGGCAACTTGAGCCGCGCCGCTGGGGCAAACGCGACCTGCTATTCGCGGCGGTGAAGTGATGGCCGGTTATGAAAAGACGGCTGCTTACCGGCCTAAGTTGACGGTGGAGCATCTCATACCTGATATCACGAGGAAGCACCTCCCATGCGAGGATGACCCTCCAGAGGGGGCATATGCCGTCATGGATATAGCCACGTTGCTAGAGAAGATCACGGAATGGCGCGATGACTTCCAGACTATCTCTGAGACGCTTGCCAACGGTACGATTGATGGCAAGGAGGCCATTAGGCGCTTCGAGGCTGAATGGCGCGACATGACCCAAATGCTAGAGGATGGTTGGTGTGAGTGACATTATACTCGACACCCTAGCGCCCATCATCCGCGACCGCATCGGCGCCGCGCCCTACACGACGCGCTGGGTACAGCCACGTGAACTGCTCTCGCCCGCGCGCATGGATGTAATGGCGGCTTACTTGTACGCCAAGCACTGCAAGTTGGGGGTGGATTCACTTTACGCCAAGCACCTGTATGCCGCCCATATCATGGCGTTCAATGGCGCCCACGAGGCTGGCAGCGACAAGGCGGGCATCGACACCTTCCTGAGCCGCTTCAATGACCTCCTGGACAGCATCGCCACCGATGGATACAACGAGGCGCTAGGGCCGGTGCCTGTGGGCCTGGGTGGCGTGCTGATGGACGGCGCCCACCGTCTGGCCGCGTGCCTGGCATACGACAAGCCCATCCTGGCTCTGTTCTGTGACGTACCGACGTGGGAGTACTCGGCGCACTGGCTTTGGGAGAATGATTGGCATGGTGTGACACTGCCGGAGCCGTACCTGGAAGCGATGGTGACGGAGTACATCGGGTTGGTACCGGATGCCCATGCCGTGACCATCTTCCCGCAGGCAAGGATGGATCGTGGTAAGTATGGTGGCAGCACCTTTCCGCCTCCGGGCTACATTGCCGGCAAGACCATCCAGCTAACCGAGCGCGGCGCCCGCAACCTCATGGCCATTATGTATCCCGGCGAGACGTGGATCGACCAGAAAACGGCGCTATGTTTCCCGCAAGGCAGCGGCGAATTGCGGCTAGGATTCGTCCAAGGCAGCCACGAGTATATGGCTGACCTCAAGACCGAGATACGTGCCGTCTCTGGTGTGGGCAACCACTCTGTGCATATCACCGACACGCCAGCCGAGACCCTGCGCCTGGCCCACGCGCTGCTGAATGACAACTCAGTCGACTGGCTGAATCGCGGAGAACGGCCGTCGCGGTTCTCCGGTTGGGGGGCGTTGGTGCCCGGCGCCGTGGTAGATGGCAGTGCCGTCCTGGAATGCTACGGCCTACGCGAGGCCCGCGACATTGACGTACTTAGATGGCCTGACGCGCCCGAGTCACACAATGCCGAGACGGCCCGTTACCATGCCTGGACGCCATCCGAGATCGTCTACAACCCGGCCCGCCACTTCTGGATGGGCGACACAAAGGTGGTTACGCCGGAAGTTGTGCGCGCCATGAAAGAACGCCGACAGGAGGCGAAGGACTTGACAGACCTGGATCTGCTAGGCAAGCGACCCGACAAGCCTGTGTTGGTGAACGTCGTCTACGCGCACCTACAGCGGCCCTATGCCGAGCATCGCGGCAACTGCTCTGTTGCCTGGACGCCTGAGCCGGTAGAGGGTGCCGACGTCTTCGCCTACGCCGACGCTATGAGTTACCGTGGCATCACCGGCGCGGTGGACGTACTGCTGATGCTGGAGCCACACACGGTGCTGCCCGGCCAGTATAGCGAGGACGTGTACGCCCACTTCGACAACGTCTTTACCTTCGTGCCGAGCATCAGCGAACGCGGCGGCAAGTTCCAGCACCTCTACCTGCCCGCCTACGGGCAGCCGGACGCCACCGGCGCTCTACGTGAAGTGCCGACAGGTTGCTTTGACGCAGGCCCGCGACGCCATGCCATCGTGATGGTCCACGGGAACAAGGCGTCGTCACAGCCGGGCGAACAGTACACGGCGCGGCGCGAGTTTGCCGAGTGGTTCGCAGCACATGGCAAGACGCCGATGGAGGTCTACGGCCGGCCGGGATTCCCGGACCTGGCCAACTACCACGGCGAAGCCGGCGACAAGCACCAGGTGCTAGCGCAGTATCGGTTCGCCCTGGCGATGGACAATACATGGGACCCAATCTGGAGCGCCGGTTACTTCACTAGGGAAGTACTCGACGCGCTCTACTGTGGCTGCATCCCCATCGTCAAGGGGTGCTACGACATTGAGCGCTACCTGCCCGCTGACTGCTATATCGACCTGCGCCAGTTCAACGACTATGGCGAGCTGGACCAGTACCTACAGGAGTTCACGCCCACGCTCGAAGATGCCTACCGCGACGCTATCTGTCGTTGGCTGGCCTCCGGCGAGGCCGACCGCTACCACGCGCACGACACCTACATGCGCCTGTTCGCGCTGGCCGGCAGCGAGCCGGCAGGTGAGTGGGCGCCCGGCCTAGCCGATAGGCGCACCACGCTCAAGACGCGCAAGGGCAACCATGAGGTATGGTCATGGGCCGACCTGTCGGCATTGCAGGCCCCGCCGCCCTCGCCTGCCCCTACCAATCCGGGTAAGCGCATCCTCCAGTTGCGCCAGGTCAAGGAACTAGGCGGGCCGTTGCCGGTAGACTTCCTAACGGCGCTCCGGGATGAGTTCGGGTGCGACACGTTCGTCGAGACGGGCACGGCCAGCGGTCAGACGGCGCGCAATGCGGCCGAGGTGTTCACCTACGTCTACACGGTGGAATTGTCGGAGACCCTATCACCGACGGCGCCACTGCCGGCCAATGTGCGTACCTACAAAGGGCACTCGGCCGAATGGCTGGCAACACTGGCGCGCACTGTTGGCACAACCATGCCGCTCATATGGCTAGACGCCCATTGGTCGGGCACCGGCTATGCCCGCGGGTCTGAGAACTGCCCACTGCTCAAGGAACTGGCAGCCATCGCCGCCTGGCCACATAAGCCGCCCGTCATGCTCATGGATGACATGCGCTACTGTGCTCCGCCTACCGTACCCGTGTACCCGGACCACCCAACGAGCGGCTTCCCGTCGCTGGCCGAGATACAGGCCGCCGTCAAGGCCATCGACGCCCGCTATGAGTTCGTCCTCTACGGCGATATCGGCATGGCCTACCTGCCACATGAGGGCTTCGACGTGTCAGAGGAGGTGCGCCAGTACCAACACGAGCGGCTGGGTGCCAACCTGGCCAGCATCGTGATCCTGAATCACAACGGCGGCGACGGCCTGCGCCTGTGCCTGGATAGCGTGCGCGCGTACACGCCAGCGCCCTACGAGATCATCGTGCTCGACAATGCCAGCACTGACGGGTCCCTTGACTACCTGCGCCAGCAGACTGACGTGCACCTAGTGGAGAATGCCGCCAACGTCGGGTGCCCTGTCGGCCGGGCGCAGGCACTCCCGATGGCGAAGGGCGACTGGGTGGTGCTGCTGGACAACGACACCATCGTTACGCCAGGGTGGCTGGAGTCATTCGAGCGCGCCGCCTGGAGTGATTCGCGCATTGGCCTGCTAGGACCACGTAGCAACTACGTCTCCGGCCCGCAGATCGTGCCCAATGTGCCATACCGTGACATGCCCGGACTACTGGAGTTCGCCAAGCACTGGCAGGAGGACCACCGTGGCGAACTGGCACCCGTACAGCGCCTCGTGGGCTTCTGCCTGTTCATTCGCCGGGCCGTGCTCGACAAGATCGGCAACGTCGATGCATCCTTCGGGCGCTTCGGCTTCGAGGATGATTCATACTGCTTGCGGGCCGTGTTGGCAGGTTTCGGCGTGGCGATTGCCAATGAGATATTTGTCCATCACACCGGAGGGCCCCAACGCATGGGCGATCAGATGTATAATGAGGCAATGCAAAACGCCGCGAGAATCTTCCGTGATAAGTTCGGCTTGCCGCCTTTCCCGCAGCCAGTCACAACCGCCGATTATCAGATGGTAATGCGTCGTGGCTTCCAGTCAGAACGCGACTACATTCCGCTGGGAGAGTGATGTGAAACAGATTCCGCTAACGCAAGGCTTAGCCGCTCTTGTAGATGATGCCGACTACGAATCGCTGAGCCAGCGCAAGTGGTTCGCGGCCAAAACGCACACCGGCTATTACTATGCGCATACGCAGGTACGCTCGAATGATCGCTACCGAATCCTCAAAATGCATAGGCTCTTGATGGATGCCCCGCCGGGCTGTCCTGTCGATCATCTCAATCACAACACTCTCGATAACCAACGCAGTAACTTGCGGGTATGCACTGCGGCGGCAAATAGCCATAACCGCCGCAAGCACAAGCAGAGTACTAGCCAGTTCATGGGGGTGTCTTGGCAGAAACCGAAGGGCAACCGACATGGTGGGTGGGTGGCTTCTATCAGCGTAGGGAATATACCGATCTACCTCGGCTTCTTCCAGGATGAAGTTGAGGCAGCAATCGCGTATGACAGAGCCGTCGAGCGGTTTCGCGACGCCTATGCTACAACCAACTTCCCACGGGAGGCACCGATGGAACCAACCACCATACCTATACCAGTCAGTACAACGTTAGACATGCTCCCGGCAGAGCCGACCAGTCCCCCCGTCGGCGTGCTCGTGTTCTCGAAGGACCGCGCCTGCCAGTTGGACCTCTGCCTGTCGTCACTGACGCAACATCTCACCGACGGGCTGCCGCCCATAGTCGTGCTCTACGCGACCAGCAGCCCACAGCACGCCATGCAGTACGCGACGTTGTCGGCCGAGTACCCTGGCGTCACATGGCACAAGCAGCAGGACTTCCAACGCGACGTGACGGGCATCATGGCTGACTGGGAGCATGTGGCATTCGTCACCGATGACACGATCTTCACGCATGCATTCAGCCTCAGCGAAGCGGTGGCGGCCATCGGTAAAGATTACGATATGGGATTTAGTCAGGGACATGCGCTTGGCTTTAGCCTGCGGCTGGGCATGAATATCAAACGCGGCGGGCCGCCGGAACAAGCGCCCTTTGTTGCTCCTGCCTTGCATACGCCACTCATACGAAGGGATGAATGGATGACGCCTGGCGACACGTCTTTCTGGCGGTGGGCATCAGTGGGCGAGAACCGTGGCTTCGGCTATCCGCTAGAAGTCTCCAGTAGTGTCTACCCGACGGCCACCATCGATGCCATCCTGCACAATACTGCCTACCGGTCCGACAACCCGAACCAACTGGAGACAGCATTGCATGAGCGCCGGCACGACTACGTTACCCGCCCTATGCTGTGCTTTATCCACTCCGTCGCCTTTTCGGCCGTGTGGAACGCCGTACAGGCGGGCAACGGCTGGGCACAGGGCATGACTGCGGCTGAGTTCGCCGACAACTACGACAAGGGCTACCGGCTAGACTGGAAAGCTTACAACGGCTATGATGTGGCTGCGTATCATGTCTGCGCCCCGCTTTGCTGGAGGGCCGATGCCTGCTGAGGATGTAATCGCACGGTTGGCCGACGAACTAGTCAAGCTCAGCGTCAGGGTGAGCAACCTGGAACGCCTGGAGACATCCAGTTACACGGCGCATGACCCGGTGACGCTGGATATGAACTCGGTGCAGGTGAACAAGCTCACCGGGCAGGAATTAGGCCACCAAGTGCAGGCCCATAATTGCGTCTGGTCCGGGCCAGAGAGCGGCGCCGCAGCCGTCCCGACGTTTCGACTCCTTATTGCCGGTGACATGCCGGCCAATGTACTGACGGTACTGGATGCGCCATTGACGAGTACGAACTTTGACGGTGACTCGTACTCTACGACCGCCAAGACAGCCATTGATTTGTCCTCTATCTTTGGTGCGCCGGCTGGCATCAAAGCCGTATTGATGAAGGCACAAATCAAGGATTCCGGCAGCGCCGCAGGCTTCTGTACGCTCATACTCGGTCCTAGTTCAACTGCCAATGTTGGCCTGGAGGTGTCCTGTTCGGGGTTGACCAACGACGCCGCCGCCAATGGTTGCTTACTGGTGCCCTGCAATGCGACCGGGGATATTTGCTACCAGATATATGCCTCTGATGCGAATACGATGGATGTAACATTGCAGGTCTGGGGTTACTGCGAAGGGCCATAGGAGGGCTGATGCCAACCATCCGACTCTGGATACGGGCCGTCAATGCGATAGAGGTGCTCGACGTCGAGGAGTACCTGCGAGGCGTAATCCCCAGCGAAATGCCAGCATCCTGGCCTGCGCAGGCATTGGCCGCCCAATCGGTCGCCGCACGCACCTACGCCATGCGCGCGATAGAGGCGCCGCGGCATGCACCGTTCGCGGACATTTGCGACTCCGCCCAATGTCAGGCGCACTCTGACGCGCACTACGCCAGCACCGATGCGGCAGTCGGCAGCACGGCGGGGGAGACGTGGCCGGGCGGCTGCCTCTATGTCAGCCGTTGTGGCCGGCCAGAATGTCCACTATGCCGGGGTACCGGCGGCTACCATGACCAGACGTGGACGGAACGCATGTGCCAATACGGCGCGAAGTACATGGCGGACGCGGGCTCTACCTGGCGCGAGATTCTGGCGCACTACTACGGCGGGGCGCCTGCGGAGGCGCCGGAGGACGTGACTGTGACTGACTGGATACGATACCCTCGGCCTGCCGACGATACGGGCGCCGGCGTGCACATGTCGCCCGGTGCGAACTTCCCGATGGGCGAGAATGATGGGCTCATACCGGGTATGATCTCTGAGTGCCGCAACATGGGGTTACGTTGGCTCAAGCTCCTGGATCAGGATGGCAGCAGCTATAACGCCTGCCGCATGGTGCTCCTGGCCGGCATGATGCCTGTGGTCCGCCTCTACCGGACGCGGCCCTATCCCGGCAGGCTCACCGACAAGCACCGGGCGGCCGCGCGCGAGCTCGTAGGCATCGGCGTGCGCTACTTCGAGCGCGGCAACGAGCCGAACCTGGACTGGGAATGGCAGGAGGGGCGCTGGCCCGGCAACGACTGGAACGCCTGGACTGATGCCACCTTCGACGCCTTGGCCGCCGATTGGCTGGACGATGGCCGTTATCTAGCTGGCCTCGGTGCCTTCGTGGCCATCGACGCCCTGAGCGGCGGCGGCAACTACGACGACATCCTCTACTTCGGCAACTTCCTCAAGGCCCTGAAGCGGGCTGGCGCGGCGCAGTTCGTGCGCGAGCATGCGTGGATCGCCTGCCACCCCGCCGGCCTGAATCACCCCATCGCCTACCCTGAGGATGCCCGCAACCAACAGGACCACCCCGGCGTGACCATCCTCGGCAGTATCGCCGGGGAGGCGCCGTCGTCGCCATCCAACTGCATCCGCAAACCGTGGAAGTTGCACGCCATGTTCGTCGAGGCGATGAACTTCGAGATCCCCATCATGGCCACTGAGGGCGGGTTCTGGCCACACTCCAAACACGACCCACGGTACCCAGAGTTGACAGTGCAGTCAGCAAGCGACATGCAGGTCGCCGTTCTGCGAGATATGGCAACGGCGCCCATTTGGTACTTCGCGTCAATGCCCTGGTGCTACCACAACCGCCTGGCCGGCAACCCGGCTGAGCACTTCGAGAACGATGCCTGGCACCGCATACCGGGCTTCGGCAACTGCGACCGCAATGAGCCCGCCGATCTACCGCTACTGGCGGCCCTCAAGGCCAACCCATGCAAGGAGAGGAGTACAGACGTGACCAACACCCAACTCGCACGCGCCAAGAAGGAACTGGAGAGAGTCGCTTTCCTGGACAAGGTCGCGAAGCTGCACAACCTGACATGGTGTGGCTTCGAGTACGCCGAAGATGGCCAGACGGTGACACTCGGACAGAAGGCGGGCACGCTCGACTTCTACCGCGTCGCCGTGACGACCGGCCAGTGGACTGAGCAGGCAGCGCGGGCCGCGGTGCCCGAGCTGGTGCGGTGAGGCGCCCACCACGACGCAGGTTGTCGCACAGGCTTGCGCTCCGCTATCTGCAGCGGCGGTGGACGCGGCGATACTGAGTGTGGTAGACTGGTAGTAGTCACTCCGGCTGGTCACACTGGCCGGATGCGGCCCCGCGCTTAGACAGGCGGGGCTCGCTGCTTGTCCACACGTCGCCGCAAACCTTAACGTCCAGCCTATTGACTTCTGATAAGCAGGCACTTATAATAGCAGTAGAGTCGAGTGAGGAGACAGGACGATGACAGCCTACGCGAGGGTTACTACCCCCGAAGCACTCCGCAAGCCGCAGGTCATCAAGGCTCACGACAAACTCGCTACCCTGGCGGCCGGGATGGCACCGGATGAGTGGATCACCACGTGCTGTCAGGCGTTCAACATCATCGATACCCACGGTTCGTTTCCGATGCGCGTCACGGCCACCGAGGCCATGCAAGAGTGTGAGCGCTTGTCCAAGGCCGCACGGCTGGCCCCCTACTATCCTGAGGGGTGAGGCATAACGATGGCACAGCAAGTACATGACGCCGACGAACTGGTGCCCGAGATATGGACATGCCCCTACTGCGGCGAGGACCGCATGGACTACCTGGCAATCGACGAAGACGACAACGTGCGGTGCCTGAATTGCCACGAAGAGTACAGCATCGCATTCCGCCAGGAGAACGTCACCGAACTGGTAACAGCGCCTTCGCCAGCCTGGCAGGACACAGCCGCCGCCTGGTATATCGAGACTGACTAGCACCCATCCCGATGGGCGCGAGACAGCGGCGAACCTCGGCCGACTCGCGCCCTACTACTAGCACAGGAGTGAGGACGATGATCATACAGGCTGGCGGCACCAATGCTATACCCGCGGCTCGCCTGACGTGGGAGGGGCCAGGATGGTACGCATCCGTAGCGGTTAACGGCACCTCGATCATTGACTGCATCGGCACACGCGCCGATGCACGGCCACGGTCGCCAGAGGGCTACGGCCCTATGTACTGGGCAGACACCACCAAGGAGGCGCTCAGCAACTACGCCTGGTGAACGTCGCAGCACCACGTCACACACAGGAGGTGCTCCAGTGTAGCCGACCCGGTCGCGCATCTTCGAGCAGGCATCGCTCAATGGGTCATCGGCGTGTTACCGCTACCAGTACCCTATTTTAGCGGCACGACACACAGGAGGTGCACCATGCGGCAGCAAGGGGCACAGGCTTCGGCCACCCGACAAGTAACGTTGCCTGAGACTCACTAGCAACCCAACCCGCACCACGTAATTAGGCTCGTAACCGAATACCTGCCCGATGTCTAGGACGACACGATTGCGTACAGGACGCGGGCAGGACTGCGAGTACGGACCTACAGGAGAGAGACGGATGGCCGCTAACTGTCGTATCTGTGGCAGCACCGCTATCGTATCATGGCAACCGTTCGGGCCGTCGCCCGATGGCCCACGCTCTGGCTTCTCCATGCCCGGATGGCACTACCGCGGCTTTCCCGTCGTGCCCGTGTGCGACTTATGCAAGACGCTCATTGAGCATGATCAGCCGGTACGCTTCACATGGAAGGGACAACGCTACCATCTCGAAGGCGACAAACTGAGTAAGGAGGACTGATGGACGAACTGCTCTCCGCCCTTCGCCACAAAGGCGACATCGCTGTAATAGCCGACCACCTCGGCCTGCGCTACCCCACCGTGTGGGCGTGGTACAAGTTGGGGCGCCGGCCTTCTCGTGAGTCAATGGACAAGATTCTCGCCGCCTACCCCGACCTGATGGATGAATGGCTCAGGGCACTCACAATCCAGCCCAAGGGGGCATGATGGCTTTGTACCCTCGGCCCTTCTATGGTATACTGCCTGTATACCGCAGGGAGGGCAACTATGGATTGGAGGCTCACCGTGTACGGAGGCAAGGAACCCCGCATTGAACGTAAACCGCTTCGCTCCAAAGTAACGCGCCGCGATGGATTCCGATGCAAGCGGTGTGGCCACCGGCCGAACTCACAGACAGAGTTGTCAGTCCATCATATCGTACCGCTCGCCAAAGGTGGCGCTGATGAGATTGAAAACATGATCACCTTGTGTAAGGCTTGCCATGACATTGTGGAAGGAGAAGCTGGCAACACCCCGGAATCCGTCATCAGTTATGAACCCGACGACGGACCACGAGTAGAACTAGAAGTACGCGAGACGTCCTCAAGCAATTGGCGCCAGGTCGTATACGGCGGGGCCAATCCACGTACCCTGAGAAGGGGAACAGAATGACTGCATACACCGATGGGGAATGCACCCATTCCGACGCCAGCGCCACAACCAACACGTACGGGCGCAGAGAAGGCCAGGAATATACGAATCGGCTCGGTTCGCCGGAAGCACTCGCCAAAGCCAAGGCGGGCAAGGCGGCCGCCAAGTGGGCGCGCATCAACTCCACCCTACGTACCAACTTCCTGGACGCCTCACATTGGACCGAACTGGCCAGCTTCTACCACCTGCGCCTGCCGCCCTGGGGTACGCCTTGCACCACTGGTGCCATGACTCGCTGGCTCAAGCGCACCCGCTTCTCAGTCGCATGGTATCGCGAGTGGAGCGGCTACCAGTCCCTGCAAGAGTGGATCGACGCCAACCCACTATGGCCGCTCCGCGCATTCGCCGGCCTGTGCCTGGAGGAGCGGGAGTTAACAGACTACCGAGGCAGCCGGTCATGATCTACGATATCGCCCGCCTGCTCTTTGCCTGGGGTGCCACGTCGCTGATACTCGGTGCCTTATGGGCCGCTGCCAACATCATCGGCCGCTACCGCTACGAGCGCGAGATGCGGCGCAAGAGGAGGAAGTAACATGGCAATCGTGACCATTACCAGTGGCGACACGGCCGTGACATTCCGGTCCGAGGCGGTCGAAAGTGTGACCCTCTACCGTTCCCAGGCCGACCGCCTGTATGCAGAGCGGCCATCCGTGGTAATCGCCTTCCTGTCCGAGAAGGACCCCTTTGGGGGCAAAATGAGAAGCCTCCGCCAACTGCTCTACGACACCGACGCCGCCGCAGAGGAATCGTACGCCGCCGTCGCCGCCGCGATGGAAGCCGTGACTCAGTGACCACCGAGCTAGCCGTGCTCGCCATCGTCGGCACCCAAGCCATTCTGTTGCTGATGGGTGCCTGGCGACTGGTACGCGACCGCTTCGGGGAATTGTAGTACCGCATACGGTAGTACCACGCAGTGAAGTACAAGGAGTTGGAGTGATGGATGACACGACGCGGGCGCAGTTGCGGACGGTAGTTGACGGCGAACTCGCTGACCTGGCAGACACCGCCATCGAGGCAGGCATACGCCACTGGGAACTGACACAGTACGGCGACGCCATCATGGCCGCGTTCGAGGCCGCGACCGCCATGCGTAAGATCACGCCAGAGACGATGCCCGAGGCAAACGTAGAAGTCGCGGCCTGCGATCCCGGGGGGTGGTGTTGGTGGATAGCCCAGTGGGAAACAGATCGGGATGGCAACCCCTGGTGGACAGAGCGCCAGGAACACATGACCATAGACCCCGCGTACTGGGCACCCCTGCCCACTCTACCCAAGGACTCAGCATGACTTGGGCCGAGCACTACACGCAGCAGGCACGCATCATGCGCGCCACGGCACGCCGCTACCGACGACTGCCTGAGTGGGCCGAGCACTACCGACGATTGGCCGCAGCAGCCGAACGGCTGGCAGCGAGAGAGGAGACAGGAAAATGACCGACTGGATTGACGGCATCCGGGATGAGCGCCAGCATGGTACACGGCGGCCACTTACTCAGGCGCAACACAACGCCGTGAACGCCCGCTATCCTGGATGCACAGTCAAGTCCTGTGCGTGGTGTGGCGCTCCAATCGATGATGAGGAACGTTACTGTTCGCGTGATTGCATCGTCGCGGCAGGAGCCGAAGCTGAGGAGGATGAGGATGGACGCTCTTAGATCGGCCTACGACACCATGCTACTCAACGTGCCTGAGCCAGACGAGGTTCAGGAATCCGCTTACGACCTCGGCATCAATCTGTGGGTGAACGTGGACATGCGAGACAAGGCCATCGACCCACAGGCTTTCGATGCTGACTGGTCCGACCTCAAGACCGAGATCACAGCGGTCATCAACAAGTACACCATCGCCGTGGTCACCGAGTGCGAACTGGTAGAGGAGAGACTGCCGTGACTGAGCAGACGACTGAGCGACCGCTAGCCGAGTTGGTGCGCGAGTTGGCTGTAGCACGCAGCCTCAAGGCCACCTGGCAAACCATCTACGATGACTGCTTCGCACAGTTCCAGGAAGCTAACGCACCTGTCATCGACGAACTGGCACGACACAAGGGATGCACGGCTGCTCTCGAGGCCATCATCCGCACCCGCGGCGCCGCCCTCGCAGCCGAGCAGGGCCGGGCATACGAGCCGGTGCCGGGCACCAAGGCGCGCCACGAGAAGGTCCTGCGCTACGTGCGCGTGGATGAGGCCGGCAACCTGATCGTCAACGGTGACGGCGAGATCATGGGCATGGACGCCAGCATCCAGCGCCTCACCCTCGTGGACTACGCCATTGAGCACCAGTACCGCAACATGCTCAAGCCCGACCAGACCGGCATCGAGAAGGTGCTAAAGGCTGTGCCTGCTGAGACGCGGCCGCCGTGGCTGCGCGAAGAGTGGCAGACGGTAGTCAGCATCGACGCGGATTTGACGCCGCTGCTGGCAGGGGACAACGAAACGCCCGGCGGTGAGTGAAGCCGCCGGGCTCAAGGAGGAGAAGAGATGACCACCCACAGTGTAGCCACTGAGCAACCCGCCGTCAATACCGTGCTGGTGCGCCGATGCTCGTGGTGCAAGGCCATCATGGGCAACAAGCCGGGCAATGGTATCAGCGGTGAGACGGGCACCATCTGTCCCGACTGCGAAGCGATGCTTGCGGACTACGCGCCGGACGTGTACCGCTGTTACTGGTGCGGCGACGTACTGGGCAGCCGTGACCTGAGAGCCGGTGGCGCCGCACTGCCGCAACCGTTGTGCTGGGCCTGCTACTACCGCAGTATCTCCGGCATCGAGAGCGCGAAGACTGAGAAGGGAGACTGAGATGGCTGTCGAGAACGCACTCACCATCATGGACAACGATGCCCGCTACGTGCCATCGCTGGCACTCACCGTTGACGATGCCGTGCGCCGGCAGGAACAGTTCTCAGAGTTCAAGCGCCGCATCCTACGCGAGGGGGTGGACTACATGAAGCTGCCGGGCACGGACAAGGACACCTTGGTCAAGCCCGGCGCTGAGAAGCTTTGCAACGCCTTCGCCCTGGCGCCGGAGTTCGTGCCCTACCGTGAGACACTGGACTGGGACAAACCATTCTTCAACTTCGACTACGAGTGCCGCCTCGTGCACCGCCCAACCCAAACAGTCGTGGCCACCTGCCACGGCAGCGCGAACAGCATGGAGTCACGCTATCGCTGGCGCTGGGTGCCCGAGCATCAGATACCGGCCGGCCTCGACAAGGGAACCTGCCTAGCCCAGGGTGGCCGCACCTCCGAGTTCGACTTCGCAGTCGATAAGGCAGAGACAGGTGGCAAGTACGGCAAACCCGCCTCCTACTGGCAGCAGTTCAAGGACGCCATTGCCAACGGAACAGCCCAGGAAATCACCCGCTTGACGAAGGCTGGCAAGCAGATGAAAGCCTGGGAGATCGACACCACCGTCTACCGAGTGCCCAACGACGACATCTTCACACTCGTGAACACCTTGCAGAAGATGAGCCAGAAGCGTGCCTTCGTCAGCGCCGTCCTCCTGGCCACCAACGCGAGCGACAGCTTCACCCAAGACCTGGAAGACATGGACCCCGACGTGGCTCACCCTGCCTCGGGACCGAAGAAGGCGCAAGACAAGGCGCCCGAGCCGCCGGCGCCAGAACCACGCTACCTCGACGAAGAAACGAACCGTCATAGTGCTATCCGCTACCTGGTGGGCCAGGGCATCGAGCATGACGTCGCTGTCAGCGCCGTGGGCGACTGGCGCACCCGTGACTACGTGGTGACCAAGGCTGACGTGTTCGACCAGTGCAAGGTGCTCATCACGGCGCACGAACAGCAGGCTCCACCGGCTGAGGCGGCAGCCACAACCCCCGCCACCGAGGCCGCAGTAGTAGAGCCGCCGGTCATCGCCAAGCAGCCGGCGGCTGCCCCTGAGTGGATAGGCGAGGTGAAGCTGGCCTCGATGAAGGCGAAGCTGAGCACCGACATTCGCGACAACATCATCGGCTCTGGCATCACCTTCGCTAAGGACCGCGACGCCATGCTCACTGACATCGCCAGCGCAGCGAAACAGTGCGCCGACGGCGACACCGATGGCGCTAGGGACTACTGGGCTAGCATCATGCGCGATGCCGAAGCCCTGATGCTCAACGGTACCGGCCCACTCGGCTAGCCACCCGCACAATCACGGGGCCGGTTCGCCGGCCCCAGGAGGCAGAGTGAGTGATAACAATAGGCAGCCTGTTTTCAGGCATTGGTGGCATTGATCTGGGCCTAGAACGGGCCGGCATGAGCGTCAAGTGGCAGGTGGAAATAGATGGCTTCTGTCGCGGCATACTCGCCAAGCACTGGCCTGACGTCGAGCGGTTCGAGGACGTCAGAAACGTGGGAGCGCACAACCTTGCAGCAGTTGACGTTGTTGCCGGTGGGTTCCCTTGCCAGGACGTCAGCCTTGCAGGGAAACGGGCAGGATTGGAGGGTAAGCGATCAACGCTCTGGTCAGAGTTTGCCAGAATCATTCGCGAGCTTAGGTGGAGATGGGTACTGGCTGAGAACGTGCCAGGGCTTCTGTCAAGTGATGATGGACGGTTCTTTGGCAGTGTTCTCTGGGACTTGGCCGCGAGCGGGTATGACGCGGAGTGGGACTGCATACCAGCTAGCGCCTGTGGCGCCCCTCAGCGGCGGGATAGAGTCTGGATTGTGGCCCACGCCCAGGGCCTTGGTAGCAGGCATGGAATGCACAGCAGCACCCTACAAGGGGCGGAGCCACGGCTGGGACTTAGGCGCAGCGCTACGCGATGCAGCAAAGCAGACACCAGTGCGATCGTGGCCGACTGCGCGGGCACAAGCGCGTTCCAGATGCTTCGTGAGAGAGGGTGGCAACCGGGGGAACCTAGAAGAAGTGGTGGGGGAAGCTGGGGACATTGGGCAGTTGAACCCGCAGTGGGTCGAGTGGCTAATGGGATACCCCGCCGGGTGGACCGACTGAAGGCGCTCGGCAACGCGGTGGTGCCGCAGGTAGTAGAACTGATCGGACGTGCGATTATGGCCGCTGAAGTCCAGGAGGTTGAGTAATGCCCACCCTACTACTCACGCTCACCCTCGTGCTCACTGGCGGCACTGCGCCTACCGACCGCGCCCACCTTGCAGCCGACCGCCTCGTGGACTGGTACGCAGCAGCCGGCATCACGATTATAATAATCGTGCCTGATGCTCCGCTGGTGCTAGCGACCGACCCATGCGCCGACGACCGCTGGTACTGGTCGCAGCCACGCGAGCCTGGCAGCAGCTACCTGTACCTGGTGGACGCACGCTGCCCGGTCTGGCGTGACGTCTACGGCGTGGCGATGCCGTCGCGCCACTTCGCCCTCGTTGCTCTGCCCATGCCCGGTGCAGACGCCGTGGTGGCGCACGAAGTGGGGCACCTGCTGGGTGCTGGCGACCATCCAGGAGGATACGACCTGATGTCGCCCAACATGGGGCAGGGCTACGTTGAGGGGCTACTCAGCGTCGAGACGTGGCGCGAGATCGGCGGTGCTGAGCCGACGTACACGGTGGCGCTGCCGATGGTGAGCCGCTGAGACCATTGCAAGGGCGTCGCGAATGTAGTATGATGGTAGCGACCTCCGGGAAGGGGCACACACGGGCTTTACGTTTGACGGCTAGGCGCACAACCGTATAGGTTGACGGCAGAGTCCTGGCTATCATGTCAACAGCCCGCGGCCCCTCCCGGAGGCGCAGGCCGACATGGTAGACAGGACTCTGCTGCGTTTGACAGATGGAGGATGGAGAGTGGAGTACCGGGAGTTCCTCAGCACTAAGCGCCTCGTCGTGGCCAATGCTGGCATCACCGTGGCCGACGGCGACATTCACCCGCTGCTGTTCCCGTTCCAGCGTGACCTGGTCAGATGGGCGGCCGGCAAGGGCCGGGCGGCTATCTGGGCCGACACTGGCATGGGCAAGACGCTCATGCAGTTGGAGTGGGCGCGGCTCGTGGCGGACCGGTGCCTGATCGTAGCACCGTTATCGGTGGCGCAGCAGACGGTGCGAGAAGGCGCTAAGATCGACGTCACCGTGACTTACGCGCGGGGGCAAGTCCAGGCCGCCGCACACGGCATCACCATCACGAACTATGAGATGGTCGAGCGCTTCGATGCCAGTACGTTTGACGCCGTGGTGATCGACGAGGCGAGCATCCTCAAGGCTCTGACCGGCACGACGCGCCGCCGCCTGACAACCATGTTTGCGAACACACCGTATCGGCTCTGCTGCACCGCTACGCCGGCACCGAATGACCACGTCGAGCTAGGCAACCATGCCGAGTTCCTTGGCATCTGCACTGAGGCCGAGATGCGGGCGATGTTCTTTATCAATGCGAACAAAGAGCGCACCGTCGTCCTCGACGGCAAGGCATACCGGAAGAAGGGCACCAACAAGGCCGGCCAGGAGTGGCGTCTCAAGCACTCGGCTGAGCAGCCCTTCTTCGAGTGGTTGTCCTCGTGGGCGATGAGCCTGACTAAGCCGTCCGACCTGGGATACGACGATGACGGCTTTATCCTGCCGCCGCTGGAAGTCCACCGACACGAGGTCGCATGTTCCTATCGGCCAGACGGGCAGTTGTTCTTTACCGGGCTACACGGGATTGCTGACCGCTCTTCCATGCGACAACGAACGGTCGCATCGCGGCTGCAACTGCTGGCCAAGGTGATCCAGAGCGCACCAGATGAGCAGTGGGTTATCTGGTGTGGCCTAGACGCGGAGCAGGACGCCGTCGCCGCCTTGCTGGGCGATGATTGCGTGTCGGTCTACGGCAGCCTATCACTGGACGAAAAGGAACGGCGGCTAGAGCGCTGGCTGGCCGGCGAGGTCAAGGTAATAGTCAGCAAGAGCCGGATTTTAGGGTTCGGCCTTAACCTGCAGCGGGCATCGCGGATGGTGTTCTTCGGCCTCAACGACTCGTGGGAGTCCTGGTATCAGTGCATTCGGCGCGAGTACCGCTATGGTCAGACCAAGCCCGTCCATGTGCATGTAATCATGTCCGACCTGGAAGCGGAAGTCTATGAGAACATCATGCGCAAGGATGCGATGGCCACCCGCCTACGTCGTGGGCTAATCGAGCACGTACAGGCCTATGAGGCCAGGGAGCTGGGAATGAACACGGAACCGGCCGAGAACTACGTAGAGGCAATCGAGCACGGCGAGAACTGGACGTTGAGGCTAGGCGATTCCTGCAAGCGCCTGGCCGAACTGGAGAATGAGTCGGTCGACCTGAGCGTTATGAGCCCGCCTTTCGCTGACCTCTTCACATACACTGACAGCCCGCGCGACCTGGGCAACAGCAGCGGGTGGGATGAGTTCTTTGAGCACTACCGCTTCATCATCACTGAGAAGCTGCGCGTCACGAAGCCGGGCCGGCTCACCTGCGTGCATTGCAGCGATATACCGGCTATGCAATCGCGCGACGGCTACATCGGCTGCCGGGACTTCCCTGGCGCTATCATCCGCGCCTACGAGGCCGCCGGGTGGGTGTTCACCGGGCGGGCCTTCGTGCAAAAGAACCCACAGGCTCAGGCCATCCGCGTCAAGAGCAAGGCACTCTTGTTCGTCCAACTACGCAAGGACTCGACTGACAGCCGGCCTGCCCTGATTGACCAGATCCTCCTTTTCCGGAAGCCGGGCGAGAACGCCGTACCAGTTACTCCGGTGGCGAACGGCGAACTGGACAACGAGACGTGGATAGAGTGGGCGCATGGCATCTGGCTCGGCATCCGCGAGACGGAGACGCTGCGGGTCGCGGCCGGCCGTGGCGAGAATGACGAGAAGCACATATGCCCGCTCCAACTCGGCACGATTGAGCGGTGCATCAAACTCTACAGCAACCCTGAGGAAATGGTGCTCGATCCCTTCAATGGCATTGGGAGCACCGGCTACGTGGCCCTGCGTAACGGACGGTCCTACACAGGCATCGAGCTCAAGGAATCCTACTACCACGCCGCGCTCGCCAACCTCAAGGCGGCCGCATCCTATCAGGCCAACGCGCTGCCTCTCTTCGCCGCGGCGAGCGAGTAGCGTGGCCGAGTCCTGTCCGCCCTGCGATCAGGAGTTGGAGCGTTGCCGCGCGTGGGAGCGCAGGCTGCTGGCGGACCTGGCCAGCGTGCGGGCCATTATCGCCGGGCTACAGGAGCATCCGCCGCCCGATGGTGGCGTTGCCGCTGCTATTCGCCGCCGACTAGGCGCCGCGAGGTTGACCGACACGATGACGCTGCGCATGATAGATGCCCCGCCAGGACTAGGAGGAGACAATGACATTCGGCCAACGACTACGTAACCTGCGACTGAGAGAACAGATGACCCAACGCGAACTCGCAGCACAGGTAGGCGTCAATCACACCTACCTCTCCAAGCTAGAAACGGGTCACGCAGATACGATGCCTTCACTAAGTCTGGTGTGGGCGTTGGCTGACTGGTTACACACGGACCGCGAACGCCTGGCTATGCTGGCCGGCTATATCCCTGACGACGTGATGGACTACCTGTGCAGCAATCCCGCTGCGCTACAAGCGGTGCGGCGGCTGGCGGAGTTGGCTGAGTAGGGCGCCGCGAGGTTGCTAGGCAAGGCGCAATGTGCTATAGTATAGTCGTCTCTGGCAGGAGGCACCCATGCCCACGAAAGCGCTGACCACAACCGAACACGTCGGACCCAAAGCCCGGCCAATCAGGTCGTCCGTGTGCATGTCTCCTGCCAAGAGAGCGCACGGCCTGATAGGTCGGGCTTTGTGCATCCCCGCATTCGATGCCGAACTCTCCCACCAGATCGACCTCGCCACGGTCCTAGTCGAAGACGATGCCCGGCCAACGGGTGCTCGCGCAATGGCCCGCGCATGGCTGCTAGCGCTCGAGACGCTGATACCCGACGAGGTGCCCCATGCGTGAGGCGCCGTTGCCGGTGGTATGGGCGCACCTCCAGGGCACGCTACGCTATGTCCAGCGCGTTTCCGCTACCGAGTATAGCGCCGCGTGTCCTGACTGCGGCGGTAGTATCCACCAGGACGGTAGTTGGCCAGATAGATTGCGCATCTTCTGTGACTCGCGCCCGCTGTCCTGGTGCCGCCGGTGCAACGCGCTCCGATTCCCCGATCAGGGCGCAGCCCGCAACACCGCCTCAGCTGCAGACATAGAACGGTGGCGGCGGGAGCAAATCGAGCGCGAGGAAGCGCGCAAGCGTAGTGCCGAGCAGGCGCCCCAACACCTACGCGACGACACCGTGTGGCAGCGCTACCATCAGGCGCTCGACTTCCAGTCGCGGGCCTACTGGCGCGGCCGTGGCATTCCCGACGAGTGGCAGGATCGCTGGTTGTTGGGCTGGCATCGCCACTATTCCATCCGCGGCCACGGTGGCGAGTTCGTCAACACACCGGCGGCCACCATTCCCCTTTTTGGCCACGACGGCCAGGTGCTCAACGTCAAGTTGCGCCTACTTCATCCCCCAGCCGATGCCGGCAAGTACCGCTACCTCGTGGCCGGCCAGCCCCACCCACCATTCCTGACCAATCACACTTTACCCCTGGCCGGCCACGTCGTCGCCGTCGAGGGTGAACTCAAGGCGGCCGTCACCTTCATTACCCTGGCCAACGAGGCCGCCGTAGTGATTGGGCTGCCGGGAGCATCGCCAGCACACCATATCATTGACCAACTAGCCGAGGCCGAGCGCGTGACACTGGTGATGGACCCCGGCGCTGAGGAACAGGCCGCCAAGTTGGCAGCGATGATCGGGCGTCAGCGTACACGGGTGCTGATCCTACCGCACAAGATTGACGACATCATCCAGGCCACCAAGGCAACGCCAGCGATGGTACGCCGGTGGCTCAATCAGGCAGGTCCGATGGGAGGCCATGCTGGTGCCTAGCAGAATCCTGAAGGAGTCCATATGCACCTCAGATAGCATCAACCAACTGACGGCGGACGAGGAATGCCTGTTCTATCGGCTCATTGTCCAGTGTGACGACTACGGCTGCTGGGACGGGCGCGTGGCCATCATCCGCGCCAGGTGCTATCCCTTGCGTGTCTCCACCGTTACCGAGAAGCAAGTCGCGGCGATGCTGGCGGGCCTCGTCAAGGCCGGGCTGGTGCAACTATATGAGGCCGACGGCAAGCCCTATCTTTACCTGACTGGGTGGCCGAAGCACCAGCAGATACGCGCACAACGCCGCAAGTACCCACAACCGCCGGTGGTTACTAGCACCGCAACGAGTCTACAAGCAGATGATTGCAACGGCAAGCAGGTGATTACAGATTCCCTCGTAATCCAATCCAATCCAATCCAATCATATGCGCATGCAGACCTGAAATCAGATGCAGGAACAGCGCCTAGCGGCGCTGGTGTGTCTCGTCTCGGGAACGAACAGAGAGGCTTACTCGAAGCGGAGTTCTGCCGCCTGACTGGTATCGGCCCGCCAGAGCCAACCACTGCTGCACAAAAGCGGCAGACAGGGACGATGTGGTGGGAACCATTGCGACGCATGGCCGGCCTAGTCGATAACGATGTTGGGCGCACGGAGGAACTGATGGGTGAAGCATGGGAACGGCTCAAGGATCAGGTGACGGTAAGTTCGCCTAAGAGTTTGGTGAATACGGCCACGGCCATAGCTGGCGAGTGGCACCGCAACAACGGCCACAGCAGTACGCCACAGGTGGCCTTCTGATGCCGCGCAAACTGATAGCGCGCGACCAGGTATCGGGCATCAGCTACACGCCAGCCGAGGCCGTGACCATCGCCCTGGCCAGCATCGACAACCGCCGCACCACTCAGGGCGCCGGCGTGCGCACTGGTGTCTCAAGCATCGACGCCGAACTACAGCCGGCGCGACCTGGTGAGTTCATCGGCGTGATCGGCCGCACGAGCCACTACAAGTCCGGCCTAATGCAGTGGTGGGCGCGCACCGAGTCGCAACGCATTCTCGAGTACGGCGACGACAGCGAATGCGTGGTGTACGTCACCTGGGAGCAGGCCATCGAAGAGATGGTGTGCTTCGACCTGGCGCACACGGCGCGCATCCCGGCCACCGATGTCGCGCAAGGGCGCATCACCGACGACCAGATGGAGCAACTGCGTCTGGTGCATGGTCCGAAGCGAGCCGCGGTGCCGCTGTATCTGGTGGGGCACAGCATCCGCGAGCAGAAAACGCGGCCACACTTGACGCTCTCCGCGGTAGGCCAAAGCCTCATGCGGTTTCGTAACGACTTCGGTGTCAAGCCGCGGGCCATCTTCCTCGACTACCTCCAGCAGATGGAACCGGAGGAAGGGCAGGACCGCCAGACGCAGGTGTTTCACAACGTAGGTAGGTGCAAGGACATGGCACTGGCGATGGGCTGCCCGGTGATCGTCGGCAGCCAAGCCAAGCGCGAGGCATACGACAACCGCAAGTGGGGCGTGCCGGGCATCACTGACTCGCAGTGGTCCTCCAACTTCGAGCATACGTGCGATAAGGCCATCGGCGTCTGGTATCCCTGTAAGGAGCAGGAAACACCCGTGGTCAAGGGACCTGGTGGCCAGTGTCTCGACGTGACGGCTAACCTCCTGATCGTCCAGGTGCTCAAGCAGCGTCTCGGGCCGTCGGGCAAGGTTTGGGCGCTCTACGTGGACCCGGAACGTAACGAGATCGGCGCCATGACAACGCAAAGGATGGACTGAACATGGAAGAAGTAGCATCGGCGATCAACTCCCTTGCCTTTGTGCTTCAGGTCGAACTCACAGCGATGACAAAGGCAATTGAGCATCAGGCGGTCGCGGACGAACATCTAGCTGCGGCGCTTGAGCGGGCGGCGATGATCGTCTCGGAAGGTATGCGCAACATCAATGGGAACTACTGATCGTCTGGGCTAGCGTTTTGCCCCTTGACACCGCCACTCAGACCTAGTATAGTAGTGCTACACCTACACGCCAGGAGGAGTAAGTGAGGAACGAGAGGATGACGGCGCTGCGAGAGCAACGTGGCATGTCGCAGGAAGTGTTAGCGATGGCGTCCAGTGTATCGCTCAAGTGGGTGGGCTACATCGAGCGCACCAGCTACGTGCCGAGCGCCAAGGTGCGTGCCCGCATCGCCGCAGCGCTCGAGGTGAGCGAGGCTGAGGTGTGGCCGGTGGTGGAGGCGACGAAGTGACCCAACTGCTTAGCCCTGAGGCTGTACGTGCTCATGGTGGCCGTGTCACACACGCCGTCTGGCGGGGTGATGAGTGGGTTGGTACTGCTGAGAATCGGCACCTTTCACAAGCCCTCTGCGGCTTCGTGCCCGCGCAATGGTGGGCGTGGACGGACGAGCACGTAGCCGCCACCGCAGACACCGTGACGTGTCGCGTGTGCAGGATGCTTGTGATTGTGAGTGGCGGTGTCAAGTGAGTCCCGCGACGCGTGTCATGCCGTCGCCGCCGGTACCCGCGCACAAGGGCCGACCGGCGCTACCATGTGGCTGCCGGATGGGTGAGCCGTGCCCGCGCTACCTGGCGTTGCAGGCTGCATACCTGGGACTGCCGTTCGGCAGTCGCGAGTGGGCAGAAGCGCGCGAGGCGTGGAACCGCCACCGTAGCGGTGAGGAGGCAAGGAGTGGACGCGATGACTGACACAACCGGCCTGATGATGACGGCCGAGCGTATCCAGGCAATACGGCGAGGGCTTGCATTCAACTACACACCCCCACTGGTCTACGTCGAGTACCTGCTACACGACCACGAGTTGCTGTTGGCCGTGGCGACGGCGGCGTCTCCTTACCTGGGTACTTGTCGCGGTCACGGCAACTTCGGTTGCGAGGGTGTTTGCGGACGCGCCGCACTATGCGCCGCCCTGCGTGCCTGCGGGTGGAAAGAGTGAGCAATTACAGGCTTCAGCCAGGACAACTGGCCTTGATGCTTCAGCGGGTACAGGTTGAACTCAATGGGTGCTGGACATGGACTGGTGCTATGCATGCTGGGTATGGCCTTTTCACCTTGGCGGGCAAGCGGATGGGTGCGCATCGCCTACTCTATGACCAACTGCGGGCGCCCTTTCTGTTGGGTGCCCTTGCTTGTCACCATTGCGACAATCGACGGTGTGTGAACCCAGACCATGTCTATCCAGGTTCAGCGGCAACGAACGCTTGTGATGCCGTGCGTCGTGGCAGAAACACCCACGGAGAGACGCATGTCTCGGCCAAGCTCACTGCCAAGCAAGTAGAGGAGATCAGGCTAGCCGGCCCGAGTGAGACCGCGGTGTCCATTGCCAAGCGCTACGTGATCGGGGAAGCTCAGGTGCGTAAGATCATGCGGAATATGCAATGGCACAACTCGGATATCCAAGGCATTCCGACACGGAAATACCATGCAGCGAAATTGCAGCCAGCTCAGGTGCTTGCGATCCGCGAAGCGCACCGGAAGGGTACGCCACAGCGCGCCTTGGCTAAGCAGTATCACGTCGCGGGCAGGAGGATTTTCAACATAGTCCATAGGCTGACTTGGTCTGACCTCAGCCTGCGTGCCTGCGGGCTGGGTGACGCGCCATGAGCTGCGACTGCTACGACGAGGGTTACGCTGACGGGCGCGAGTCGGCGTTGCGTGAGGCCGAGGCACACCAACGCGCTCGCGTCGAAACGCCAATGGTTGTGGCGGCGAGGGGCACAGTCTGGACACGGACCACCTCTCGCCAGGTGCGAGACTGGGCTGAGGCGCAGAGCGACGACCGCCTACGCTGGTGGCTGTTGGGCATGGCCGACGTGATGGAGCAACTAGAGGCGGACGAGGCCAAGGTATGGCGCGAGGCACGGGAGCGACGCGAGCGGCTGTTGAGCCACGTACCGTTAGGGGAGGTTGCGAAGTGAAGATGACGGCGGCGCGTATAGCACGGCACCGGGCTAACCTGGCCAGTGCCAAGCACCTGTTCTCCAATGAGCAGGCACTTAGCGATGCCCTCGACGACCTGGCCACACTGCACGAGTTCGTCGAGGCGGTATGTCTTCACTGCGCTCCCTGTGACGTGCCAGCAGACTACAAGGACTCATGCCCGCCGATGTGCGCCGATCACGACCTATGCGATGCCCTTGCCGCCCTCGACCTGGAGGCGACAACGCTGCCTAAGTGCCGACTCTGCGACGCCCCGGTCAAGAGGGAGGGCTACTCGCTGTGCCAGACTTGCGATGATGAGGCCGAGCGAGAGGAGGCGCAGTGATGCTGAGTAGGGACGAACTGAAGACGGCGGTGCATGTGCTCGTCGAGGAAGCGGGCATCGCCGTGGGTGATGGTAGTTATGAGCCAACAGCCGAGGAGACAACGGACGCCATCATGGCGCTCTACGACGCCGCGCCTGGTCGCGAGTGGACGGCGTGCGTGGACGCAATGCCTGCGCCAGATAGGGAAGTGGAGATTGCCGACTTCACGCCGGGCGTGCCCGCACAGCATCGCGGCACGGCCAAGTGGTATCCGGGCGAACGTATGTGGTGGAACAAACGCACTGGGCAGTCATGGGGCTTTCGCACCGACCATGTAACTCACTGGCGCGACTGGCAACCGCTGCCTGCCCCGCCCGATCAGGGCAAGGAGGAGTGACGTGGGCGCTTGCTGGCGAATGAATATGCGAGAAGCGCAGGCGTTGGCTGCCACGTTCAGGGCGCAAGGGGGCCACGCCAACGCCGAGCCCTGCGGCAACACCCCGGAGAGTTGGCGCGTGTCGGTGTATTCTGCGCCAGCGCCGCACCAGCGCACCCGCGACCTCGAAACGGCGCTGGCGCAGGACAACGAGCGTGCCGACACCGCCGAACGCGAACGGGCCGAGGTGGTGGCCACATATGTCGTCATGCGCCTGTGGCTGGAGCGCGCAAGGGGCGTGATCGTAGCCATCAGAGGGTACGCCGCCGTAGCCGACAAGGAGCACCGTATCGACCAGGTGTTGGGCAGCATTGACGATGCCCTCGCCCCCAACGCTGGCCAGGCGTTGCTCGCTCAGGTGGCGGCGATGAGGAGCGTGCTACTGAGCATCGCCGGCAACGCGCATGTGATGACGACGATCTACGACACGCTGGGGCCGCCTTACTACGCCATCGGCATAGCCCTGGAGGGCAACGCTGGCGCAACGACGCTGGCAGAGTTGACGCGACTGCGAGCGATAGAGACGGCGGTAAGAGAGCGTGCCTCTGGCTGTTGGTTGCATGTGAGCCACGGTGGCGACTGTCCAGCATTGGCAGCGCTCGCCACGCCGCAGGCCGGTGGGGAGGTACAACCATGACGCAGTGCAGGCCCAACTACGACCTATGGTCAGCGCAGGGACGCCGAAGCATCGTCATGATGGCTCGCTTCTGGCTACCCAGGCTGCGACGTTTCCCTAGCAGTACGAGGCGCACGTTCACATGGCTGGCGCGGACGGTCGTAGCAGACACATGGCGGCTCAAGCCATGACCGTCCGCTACGTCGCCCGCCGCTGCCGCCCGCCCCGTTGCATAGGCTACGTCTACCACGCAGTGCCCTGCGATGCCGGGCAAGATGCTCAAGCGCTGTGCGGACTGGTGCCTAAGCGCGGATGGCATATGTCGCTATGGCCCTCTCTGTGGCACGAACTGCCAAGCGGTGCCGCGACGTGCCCCCGGTGCCGGGCGAGGTTGCCACGATGACAACTCAAGACTGGCTGGCTGGTTTTGGGTTGCTGTGCCTGTTCATCATGGCAGGCAAAGGCCTGGGGTGGTTTGTTGGGTGGCTGATAGACGGCGGGTGGCGCCGACTGCGTTGTCGGTTCGGCTGGCATCGGTGGTATGCCACGAAATGGGCGTCGCCAGATGGGCGCTGCTGCCGATGGTGTCAGCGGTGCAGGATTGTGCGATGACTGAGGCGACGGCGCGCGAGGTGCTGGACGCGGCAACGCTTGAAGGGGACTGGCAGAAGACCGTCACCGACTGGGCAACCCTACGCGGGTGGCTTTGGTACCACGTCACCGACTCGCGCAAGGACCCGGCTGGCTTTCCCGACCTGGTGCTGGTGCGGTTGTCGCGTGTGATCTTCGCGGAACTCAAGAAGCAGAGCGGCCGTGTCAGTGCCAAGCAAGCCCTGTGGCTCGACAGGCTGCAGGGCACCTACAAGGTCGAAGTCTATCTGTGGCGTCCCGCTGACTGGCTCAAGGTGAAGGAGTTGCTACAGTGACCACCCCTCTAGAGTTGGCGACGAACGCGGAAGCGCTGATGACTGGCACCGGGCCGCTACTGCCACGGTTGGCGCAGGCTTTGGAACTCGTGCCGCAACTGGCGGCGGCGCTGCGTGAGGCGTGCGAGTGGGTGAGTGATCTTGCCGAGGACGATGAGCCAGGCGTCATGTGTAGGCGCTGTGGCACCTTCGACCGGCACCATAGTGCCTGCCCGAAGACGTTGGCCCGCGACTTTCTCGCCCGCAACGTGGAGGTGCCGCATGACTGAGGACGAGCTGCTTCGTGGCATTGGTGCCGTGCTCAACGAGCTCGAGGCGGGCACAGAGGGCACCGTCGGCGCGATGGTGCGCATCACGAGGCTGATTCGCCGGTTCAACTGCGGAGTAGGTGGGGATGTGGAGGCGAAGGGCGATGGCGACGTGTAACTGCTTCCGGCCTGATCGCAACTGCGAGAAGTGCCATCGCTCCCTGGGCACCTACGTCGCGGACGTGCGCCACTGGCCCGAGTGGCCGCGCATGGTGTTCAAGTCGCAGGCATCGAGCGCACGCATCCGGCAAGTAACTGCCGAGCGAGACGAGGCGCGGGCCCACGCGGCCCATCTACGTATGCTGCTACACGTCAAGGGGGTGAAGCCTAATGGCAAAGCGTAACTGGAAGTGTGCGGCGAAGTCATGGCGCGAGGCGGCCCTGCGGTTCAAGCGGCTGCTGGAGGAAGCGCGAGAGCGGACACACTTTGAGCGGGCGACCACCATACACTGGTGCCAGGTAGCCGACGACCGGCTGGAAGAGTGGCGCAAGGCCGAGCAGCAGCGCGACGATGCCAACGAACGCATCGCTGAACTGGAGAGGCAACTGACGATGGCATCAGAAGCTGAGGGGAGCGCATGGCGACAACGGGACGTCTGGTGCGCTAAGGCCGACGCAGCCAACGAGCACATCGCCACCCTGGAGGGGCTGCTGAGGCGGTGGGATGCGATGTTCGTGCGCGTACTATCTGGGCCTATCCACGACTTGCAGTGCGACACCCGCGCCGCCCTCGGGGCCGCGCCTACTGAGTCTGCGTCGGCCAATAGGCTGCCTGAGCGCGACTCCGATGGCAGACGGTGGGAGGACACACCCGCTGGCATGGCTGCTGCTGAGGCTGCCGTGCCTACTGAGCCTACGCCTGACAATACGCAGACGACACCGTGCAAGACGTGTGTGTATGCCAAGGGCGCACGCTCTTGCGGGTGGGTAGCGGTAGAGGGCCGCGAACAGAGATGCCGATTCTGGACAACGAAGGCTGCGCCGCAGCCTTCGCCTAGCGACAAACCGGCCATGTGGGCGTACCCCGGCCCGTGGCAAGACGGCACACCATGCGCGCCACTCAAGACTGGCGACCCGACCGGCGCGACCGTGCCTACTGAACCTGCGCCTGCCGACGGCTCGACGACGACCTGTGACACATGCGCGCACCAGAGGCACGATGGCTGCCTGGAGCAGAACGTACGGTTCCATGCAGTACGCTGTGAACACTGGCGGGCGAAGGCCACCACGCCCATTGACACCCGCGAGGTGGACGTGATGGAGTGGGAAGGAGGCGAGCAGTGACACGAGGCGAGATCGAGGGGCTGAGCGGGCGGGCGCTAGATGCGGCGGTGGCCGAGTTGGTTATGGGGCACCAGGTGCGCCGCACGTCCATTCTGGGCGGAGTGCTTCTGCAACTGGAGGACTGTCTTGCGGTTCCGGCCTACTCCACCACCTGGCAGGGCCTCGGTCTAGTCGTTGCCCGCCTAACGGAGATGGTAGGCGACAACGGCGACCACCTGCGTGTGGAGTTGGACGTGTCCAGTGTGCAGACAATAGTCATCGTCTACAACACCCTGGGCGACGTGGCTGTGCGCGCTGTCGAAGGCCCGCCCGAGACGGCGGCACCAACGGCGGTGGCAAGGGTGGCGTTGCTCGTGGTGGCACATGCCTGAGTGGTGGGAGCGTAGGGAGACGGTACTACGAGCAGCCAAGGCAGCCGACTGCACAGTCGCCGAACGCGAGCACGCGCTGCGACTGCTGGACATGTGGCAAGGTACCGAGCGGGCGGTGGTATACTGCGAGCAGTGCGGCGCGTCGCATAGGTTCGCCGCCACGCAGTCGCGATGCCCGTATGTGGGAGAGTTCTGACAGTGAATGCGCTACTACTGGTGATCGCCTTGACGCTACACGGCGAATGCGGCTCATTAGGCAACGGCTGTGAGGAGGCTGTCGCCCGTGTGCTGGCAAACAGGGTAGGTGCGCCCGGCTTTGCCACAACGATGGATGGTGCGCTGGCCGGCTTCTACGCCAGGGCCGAGGTGCCCACACCCGAATCCATCCGCGTTGCCCGCCTGCTGCTGACGGACCCTGACGCGCTGCGTGATGGCCGCTGGTACTACGTCTACAGCGACGACGACATGAGGACGCAGGGGTGGGGACGCGGGGACTGGATGATATGCCATGACGGACTGTGCCTACATCTCGCACATGATTGGCCAGGAGGCTAGATGACTGCGGACTCATTGCCACAAGGGATACAGGCGCTTGCGTTGGCCGTCATTGCTCGGGCGTTGGACGATATATCGACGATGCGTCAGCAAGGACCACGATTGCCACGAATACCACTCAGGCCCCGTTGGAACGCCGATAGTGAGGAGGCATGGCGGTGGATATGTGAAGAGACTGAAGACTTCGAGTTTTGGTGTGACGTTGCAGACGTGCATCCTGATACCATAGCAGCCGAATGTGCTGAACGGATGGCCCAGTCTCCTATTGGCGGGCTCCTGTAAGACCGCCTCTGTGGCCAAGGGGCGTCCGTGGCGTTTGACGGATGGTAGCATATGTGGTAAGGATAGGGTCAGGCGAGACCTTTTGCCTGGCCCTTCTGCTTTGGGCCTAGCCGTCGCCTGGAGGGCATATGACCTGGGAAGCGTTCCTCAGATTCGTCAGCGGCCCCGGCATTGCCATCGCCGCCGGTGTGTTGCTCAGCTTCGCGCTTGAGTACGTGCCCCGCTTCAGCTACTGGTACACCCCCATGTCACCCAAGGACAAGCGCCTCGTCTACTCTGCCCTGTGCTTCGTTGTGCCGGTGCTGGGTGCCATCCTACTCGGGCTCGGTGGCTATGAGCCGTGGTCATGGGACCCGCTGATATGGCGCGCGCTCGTGGGTGGTTCTGCTGCTGCTGGTATAGGTACGTTGACAGCGACGCGGCTGCTGGGTGATGCCGAGGATACCAAACTGTACAACGAGTGGCTAGCAATCAGACGGAGAACCGATGGGAAACCGATGCCGTGATCTCATGCGCCAGTCTGGCGTCGGTGTGTAGGTGACTGTGCCCGACTATGGAACTCTAGGTGTAGCCGGCCTGATTGCGGTCACGCTGGCAGTGATTCTGCGTGTGGTATGGACGGCTTACCTTGCGAAGGACAAGGACCTGGCGACGACAAACGCGGCATACACAAAGCTGTTGGTGGACCTCACTGTGACATTAGCCGGGCTCAAGCAGGTGATAGAAGCGCAGGATAGTATGCTGCGGGAAGTGACGGGCAATGCTCCGCGCCATTAGCCGTTGGCTGCTACGCCATACCGTCAGTGAGCCGGCGTGTGTGGAACGCGAGATACGCCAGCGGCAGGAACTACAGGAGCGCGTCGACGACCAACTCGCAGAACTGCTAGCCTACCTTGACCGCGTCAGCGGCGATTCGCGCCAGAATGACAACCATGGGGTGCCATCGTGACCTCTATGCAGTATGCCCGCTGGACTCTGGTGGTTATCAGCATTGCCATCGTCGTTGTCGCTCACCTGATCGTCCTCCTAGTGCAGCACGCCAAGAACGGTAACAGCCGCTGGATGCTGCTTCGTTGGTTCGGCGCCGTGCGCGTCTATGGCCTCCTATTGGCGACCAACGTCCTGATCAATGCCATCATGGGCCAGTCGACATTCTGGTCCTTTGCCATCTTTATTGGCGGCACGGTCTACCTACTCTACTCGCTGGTATCGTTCTGGGCAGTGCTCCGGGGCCTGTGGCGGTGACAGTGGTGTACTGGTTCTACATCATCCAGTCGGTAGTCGTCTCGGCCTTGCTGACCGTTGTGGTAATCTGGATGATAAGACGCCAGGACGGTCAAGCGCGGGCCCACCTTCTGCGGGTGTTCGGCGCCGCGGCCGCCTGGGCATGGTACGTGACGGCGCACAACGTGTGCGACCCGGCCTACACGCAGACAGCCTGGCAGTGGGGCAACCTCGTGTTCGGCGCCTTTGCCCTATGGGCGGTGTGGCGTCTTGTGCGCTGGATGCTATGATAGACGCAACGCTGCTACCCGACCTGAGCCGCGAGGTAGCAGCTAGGGTGCGCAGTGAACTAGGCGCCGTGGTGCTACACTTCGAGGCAGCGATAGACGCGCTACCCGATGGTGGGCCTGAGTCTGAGTGGGAAGCGGCGATACTGGTGCACGGCGAAGGTGTAGGCCGACTGCTGCAGCGACTCAAGCACGAACGGCGATGGTGGACGGAGACGGTGTGACCGATAGTGCCGAGTTCCTTGCGATCATGCCAGGTATCCAGACGGCGTGGTCCATAAGCGGGGACGGCGGCGCTCGAATCAAGTTGGACATACCAGAATCGGAACTATTGAACGCGCTACCGCTGCTAGCGTGGCGGGATAAGGTGCTACGGGTAGTGATTATGCCCGCAGCCATGCAAAACATAGGAGATCAGGACCAAGATGCCGGGACACCAATGGCAGCCGGGCGAGAGCGGCAATCCCAAAGGACGGCCGCGAAAGAGCCGCGCGTTGACCGACATCCTAGAACGCGCTGGCAGCAAGGTAGTGACGGTTGACGGCAAGAAGATTGCCGGCAAACGTTGGCTCGGCACGGCTCTGTGGGAACTGGCCACGACTGGCGGCGTTACGCTGCCCAATGGCACAATACTCGTTGTCGAGCCGAAGGACTGGCTTGAGACGGTGAAATGGATATACGCGCATATCGACGGCCCACCAAAGGCACAGATGGAACAGACTGGCAGCATTACGGTGGCTGTGGTCTATGAGGATTACCCTAGCGCTGCCCAGGTTGACGCCGATTCAGCAGAAGGCGAAGCATGAGGCGCGCCGTTTCAATGTCGAGGCGTGGGGTCGTCGCACGGGCAAGACGGTGCTTGGCATCGACCGCATTGTGGAGCCTGCCCTCCGTGGCTTCCCGGTTGCTTGGTTCGCACCAACCTACAAGATGCTCTCCGAAGTCTGGCGGGAGTTGCGGCTAGTGCTACAACCCGTTACCACGCGCTCGGTTGCTCAAGAGCACCGCTTGGAACTGCTCACCGGCGGCGTGGTGGATATGTGGTCACTGGACAACCCGAACATTGCTCGCGGTCGCAAGTACCGCCGTGTCGTCTGCGATGAGTGGGCGATGGTAGCCAACGCAGACGAGGCGTGGCAGGAAGTCATTCGCCCAACGCTGGCAGACTACAGTGGTGATGCTTGGTTCCTGAGTACGCCGAAGGGGCGCAACCTGTTCTGGCAGATGTTCCAATGGGGGCAGGACCCTGCCATGCAAGACTGGTACAGCCTGCAAGCCTCTACTTCGGCCAACCCGCATATCAGCCCAACTGAGATAGCCGCTATGCGCCAAGAGTTGCCCGAGATGGTCTATCAGCAAGAGGTACTGGCCGAGTTCCTGGAAGGTGAGGGCACGGTCTTCCGCAACATTGGCGCCTGCCTGGGTGCGCCGTTGGAACCGGTACCAGAGGACCATAAGGGGCACTTCCTGGTCATGGGTGTGGACTGGGGCAAGCAGCAAGACTTTACGGCCATCTCGGTCATGTGTCATACATGCCGTCAAGAGGTTGCCCATGACCGCTTCAATCAGATTGACTATGCGTTCCAACGGGCACGTCTCCAGGTGTTCTATGAGCGCTGGCGGCCGGAACTGATCCTGGCAGAGAGCAACGCCATGGGGGAGCCCATCATTGAGCAACTGCAGCGTGACGACCTGCCGGTGCAAGGCTTCCAGACTACGGCCAGCACAAAGCCGCCGCTGATAGAGAACCTTGCCCTAGCATTCGAGCGCATGGATTACCAGTGGCTCGCAGACCCGGTATGGACGGGCGAACTGGAAGCCTACGAGCGCGTAGTAAGTGCTGTCACAGGGCGTAGCAGTTATAGCGCTCCCGAAGGGCTGCATGATGACACCGTGATAGCGCGGGCGCTAGCCATCAGGCCGGCCGTGGTGACGGGGTCGTGGGTATGAGCCTCTACCGCCGTATTGAATCTGCCGCCGCCACCGTCCAGCCGCGCGTGGTGTTGCAGACCGTTGCACTGGCGCCGTTCTACGTCGTCACATGGCTGATAGGCTTCATTGCGCGGTTCGTATGGGGTCTACTCGTGCGCGTATGGCTCGGCCTGCGCATAGGATTCACTGATGGGTGGTCAGGCACATGGGCCTTGTAGCGCGCGTCCAGTCTGCGATGAACAAGCGCCAAAACTGGCCGCTTGGCCCTGGCGTAGTGAGCATGGGCGACGGCGACTGGGGTCACGATCAGGGCACATTCTCACCGCCTGAGTATGGCGACTACCTGGCCACGAGCAACGGCGTCTATGCCTGCGCTACCCTGCGAGCGAGACTACTCTCCTCCCTCCCCCTCCTCCCTTACCGCCTCCAAACCAGCAAGGCTAAGACTGGCAAGGAGGCGGTAAGCGGTGGGCCATTGCTGGACTTGCTCACCAAAGTTAACCCACACTGGTGTGTTGACGATCAGACTGAAGCTCTGACGATGCGCGGCTGGCTGCGGGGCGAGGATGTAACTACCGATGACCGTATTCTCTCTATGCGTGTCTCAGACGGGCAATTGACGTGGTCTGCTGTGCGTTCGGTCTTCCGTCAAGCCTATGACGGCGAGATGATTCCGATTCACACGCGCCAGGTCGATGCCTTGGTTACGCCAGGCCACAAGTTTGCGACGATTGATGGCCAACTCATCCCGGTGGAAGAACTACGGCAGGGTCATTGCATACGAACGATGGGCACGGCCGCCTGTGCCGAAGGAACCATCTCGTATGCCGATGCTTTTGTCTCTCTCGTGGGATGGTTTGTTACTGAGGGCCATGTGTGCAGGACAAAGCATCGCACAGGCCGGAGGGGTGAGCGGCCAACTTACGGTACCTACCGGGACAAAGCGACCACCGTGGATATCGCCCAAAAGGATGGCACTTCCCGATGCGACCAGATTCGCGCAACTCTAGTCGCCGCGGGTGCGCGCTGGCACGAGTACGTAAGCGGGGTTGTCCGCCGGTTTGAAGTTACCGGGCCGACAGCCGCAGCCTTGCAGGAAGCCGCACCGGATAAGGTCATGACGCTCCCCTTCATGGCGAGCATCACGCCAGAGCAGCGTATTCTGCTGCTAGATACATTGATTGATGGGGATGGTAGCCGTCATCCTTCTGCTAGCACGGTCTATTTTGTCCAGCGGCGCCGTGATATAGTCGATGCCTTTGTAGCCTTGTGCGCTCTGGCTGGTAAGGCAACGCATCTGCGTTTGCGGACCTTTGGCCAAGATGACGGGCACTTTGGCGGCCCCGTATGGGTGGTCAGTGTTCTCACGCGCAAGACAAACTGGATTCGCAAGCATATCTCCGAGCGAGAGTCCTACACTGGACTGATCTGGTGCCCGGAGACTGAATACGGCACGTTTGTCTGCAGGCGCAATGGCGCCGTCTACGTCACTGGTAACACTATGGCGCGCCTCCTACAGCAGACGGAACTCAGCCTGTGCATGTGGGGCCAGGCGCACTGGTTTCTGGAACGTGGCGCGGGTGGTAGGCTGCCACCACGCGAGATATGGTGGGGGCGCCCTGATCGTGTGCGTCCACTCACCGACGCCAGCAAGTACATCACTGGCTATGACTACTACCCTGCCAACGCGGGCAGTCCTATCACGTTCTCAGCGGGCGAGGTGATATGGTTTCGCTACCCTAACCCGCTAGACGAGTTCTCTGGCCTGTCGCCTATGGCAGCCGCGCGGTTGGCAGCCGATTACGGCAGCGCCGCGATGAAGGCGAACAAGGCGCTATTTGAGCACGGCCTGCACATGGGCGGCATGATCAGTCTGGCCGACAAGAGCCAGGTGATGACTAACCAGCAGCGCGAAGAGATCGAAACGCTGATCGACAAGCGCTACCGTGGCGCTGACAACGCCCACCGCTGGATGGTGCTACGCGGTGCGCTCGAAGTGCAGGGGCTCAGCATCACGCCCAAGGACGCCGACTACCTGGGTGGCCTGAAGCAGAGCCTAGAGGACATCTGCCGCGCCTTCGGTGTACCGCAGGACCTCATTCAAGCCGGCCAGCACACCTACGAGAATGTTGACGCCGCCATGCGGGCAATGTGGACGCAGACCATGCGCCCTGAAGCGCGCATGATTGCCACCGAACTGACAGAGCAATTGCTGCCTATGTTCCCTGGCAGCGGCGACGTGTTAGAGTTCGACTTTGCCGAGGTCGAGGAACTCAAGGAAGAGGAAACCGAAGCCTGGACGCGCTGGCAGCAGCAGATTGCTACGGGCGCCGTCACCATCAATGAATGGCGTGCTGATCAGGGCCTAGATGCTGTCGCCTGGGGTGACGTGTTCTGGGCATCGTCTATACTCAAGCCCATCACAGACGGCGAACCTGAGCCGCCGCCTTCTGCGCCCGTAATCGTAGAGACGCCGCCTGAGGAAGCGAAACAGTTACCAGCAGGCGAAGAGCCGAAGCAACTAACTGAGGGTGAGACGCAGCCCGCTGAGGAAGCGGCGTCAGAGGAACCGCGCCTGGTAGTAGCACCACAGAGGCGCGGCCTAATCTACGGCAGCGACGAACACCGGGCAGTGTGGCAGCGGTTTGCTACCCGTACCGAGTCGCAAGAGGGCAAGGTGGCCGAGGTTGTAGCTGGACTGTTCCGCCGCCAAGAAGCTAGCATTCTGGCGAAGCTCAAGGCCAGCCGTGGCGTTCGTGCCGACCCGTGGGATGACGTTGACTTCAAGGCTCGCTGGCGCAAGGAGTTCCGTGTCGCCATGCGGCCGGTGCTACGCGACATTGTCGAGGAGGCTGGGCAGCAGGGCATTGCCAGTCTCGGCCTCGGGCTAGGCTTCAACGTCGTGAATCCGAAGGTGCTACGGTTCATAGAGCAGCGGGCGCAGCGGTTCGCCACCGAAGTCAACGCCACTACGTGGGATGATCTGCGCAAGTCGTTGTCACAAGGCATTGAAGCGGGCGAAGATATGGACCTGCTCGCTAAGCGCGTCGAGCGTGTCATGGGCGATAGGATTGCTAGCAGCGCCAGTGTTGTGGCACGAACAGAAACGATAGGCGCCGCGAACGGAGGCACCTTGCAGGGCTGGCGCCAGGCGCAGGACCTTGTCGGGCCGCTCAATAAGCACTGGGTATGCGTCGCTGGTGATACGCGGGTGTCTGGCCTAAACGTCACCTTCGGTGCGCGCCGCCTGTATAGCGGCCCACTTGTAGAACTTACGACGACGGCGGGTCGGGTCCTGACCGTCACTGCAAAGCACCTGGTATTGACGCGGCGCGGTTGGGTATCCGCCGAAGACTTGAAAGAGGGCGACGATCTGGTCTGCCAGCAGTTCGGTATTGAAGGGGCCACCCCAGGGGCCGGGGGAATGCCAGATATAGATGACGTGCCACCCAAGATCGCGGAGGCGTTTGATGCGCTCTACGATCTGGCAGCGCCGCTCGGGGCGGTGCATCGAGTTATGGACTTCGATAGCGAAGGGCGGCAGAGCGATATCGACGTTGTACCTGTCGACGGCGAGTTGCGCCACCGGCTTGAACCCACGTACCCGGAGGGCATCCGCCAACTCGCGCTCAAATGCACCGATGAATATCTGGGTATGCTCATGACCACGCGCGGTGTTCTGGCGGGCGGTGTCACTCATGCGTTGGCCGCTGGTGGCGGCGCGTGCTGCAGCCACTCGCTTGGCGACAACGGCGGGACTCTCGTGGCTAGCGCGGATGAATCCAGCCTCAGACTGGGATCGGGGTTGGATGCCAGCAACACGCAGACTTTCAATGATACGGGGGCCGGAGCAGCCCCATCGGCGGGCAAGACTCAGAATGGATGCGCCCTGCCCGTATTCCTCGGCTATGACCGCTGCTTGAGCATCAAGGTCAGTTCTTCTGTTAGGCATGTCTACGATTATACCACAGTTACAGGTTGGATGATAGCCAATTCTATCATCGTGCATAATTGTGCGCTAGACGACAGGACACGCGACAGCCACATAGCAGCGCATGAGCAGTACAACGGCGCCGACGATGGCATACCGCTAGAGGATGACTTCCAGGTCGGCGGTGGACGCGGGCCTGCGCCTGGGCAGATAGGCTTGCCCGAGGAAGATATACAGTGCAGGTGCACCATGACTGCTGAGCCGGCGCCGTTCTGATGCCTAACCCGATTCGCTGTGCCGAGTGCGGCACGCCGGTTGCCGAAGTACAGGGCAACAACGTCCTGATTCGCAGCAAGCATCATGGTGAGACGCACGTAACTGTGTTATCATTGGATGAACTGAGACGGTTACTTGAGCACCCAGGAGTGGCCAATGCCAAGGCTTGACATGTCGCGATACCTGACGATGCTAGGAGCGCTAGGCGACGGCAACGCTGGTTATGTACACACGAGGCCCGAACCTACCACCGAGCGGCCAGGACCTCGCGGCATAGCGCATACCTGGACCTGTGAATACTGCGGTAGCCTACATCCTACCAGCCGCTACGAATGCTGGAACTGTGGGGCGCCGCGCAAGGCTAAGGAAGAGTACACCGGGGCAACACCACCATCCATAATATGTGATCGTAGCATACAGGGGCATTATTCCCTGTAACCGGACCTTCCAACTACATACTGAGCGCCCTTGAGCGCCCGCCGAAGGCCCTGAGCCTAGAGCGGGCGCTTATGCGTCCACCAACGGAGATAGGGGCGATGCCTTACACGGTGAGCAAAGACGGGGCAGAGGACGCACCCTACTGCGTCTACAAGGCCGACGCTGATGGTCAGCCCACCGGCGAGACGCTGGGTTGCCACGACACGGCTGAGAAGGCGGGCGCTCAGATAGGTGCCGTGGAGGCGAGCGAAGCTGGCAGCCACGCCATGCCTGTGCCGCAGGCGCGCATCATGCGCGCCTATGTCGCACGCGAGAACATGGCGCCGGACCCCGGTGCCCCTATGCGTTTCATTGCCAGCACCGAGGACATTGCCCGTGATGGTGGCATCGTGGCGGCAGATGGCTGGCAACTTGACAGCTACAAGGCCAATCCCGTTTTCCTCTGGGCGCACGACTACAGCATGCTCCCGCTTGGCCGCGTAGACGTAGAGGTCAAGGACGGCAGGCTAATGGCCGACGTCCTGTTCGACCAGGCCGACGACTTTGCCCGCCAAGTAGAGGGCAAGTACCGTCGCGGCTTCCTGAATGCCGTTTCGGTGGGATGGAACACCCTCGAATATTCTGACGGTAGGGCGCTGCCGGACGGCGCTACCTGGATGAGCCTCAAGCACGAACTCCTTGACATAAGCGCCGTGCCTGTGCCCGCCGACCCTGGCGCCCTGGCAGAGCGGCAACGCACGCTCATGGCTGCCTGGGCACGCTCTATTCTGCAACCTGACGACTCACAGCCTACGGTGGAGCCGGCATGGCCTGAGGTAGCGGCCGCGATGGTCGCCTGCTTCGTGCCCGCCGGTGATGATGCCGAACGGCTGGAGCGATACAACTCCTTGCTGCCGCGGTACAGACGCCTCGGCAAGACGGCGCCCGAATGGTTGGACGCCGCCACGGTATCCGCCCTCGGCCCGGCCGAACGCCGCGGCCTGTTCCTCTCGGACGAACCAAGTCTATGCCCGGATGCTTTTGCCGAGCCGGAACCGTCTCAGGACGGTGATGATGGGGCGGCAATGGGTAGCGTCCTGGCGCAGATACAGGAACGTCTTGAGAATCGTGCGCTACAGGGCATCCTCAGCAGACTGGAGGCCAGGGGTATCGCCACCCAGCGAAGCCAGGCGCCAGCGCCTACGCCGGAGCCGTCGGCAGGCGGTGATGATGGCAAGGGCACCCACAGCAGCACCGATGCCCGACCTGAGATCGACAACGCCCTCCGGGCTATCCTGGAGAAACTGGAGTCACCGAAATGAGCACGACCGAGGAACTGCTTACCGATATCAGCAAGCGCATCGAAGCCCTGGGCACCAGCATGACCGAGGAACAGGTGCGCAAGATCGTCGCCG